TTAGCAGAAGCTGGAGTCAATGCCATGCAGGTAGAAGCAGATAAACTCATGCAAAATTCCGCAGTAAAAGAAGCCTATGATCATTTTATGTTCTTGGCCAAGTTGACCTACGATGAAAATCAAAACAAAGCCCAACGGTAAATGTATTTTAGAGTTTGAAGAATTCTACAGCATCCACTTAACTGAAACAGTGGATGCTGTCGTTGCCTTGGCCAAAGAACATCAATCAAGACGCACTGCATACAACATGTGGGAATTCAAAGATCAAAAAACAGCAGAAGAATTTATATTTTTATATAGACTGACACATGAAAATAAAAATTAAGCGCACGGACAAGCGGCACACTGCTCACAACAGATTTAAATACTACGTTGAAGTCAAGTATGATGGCCGGCCGCAAAGAATTGATGTACACGAAAAGTTTTTTGAATTGAGACTATGGTGCTGGGAAACTTGGGGACCCAGTCGAGAAGTTGATCAATATAGTTTAGATTATAAAGATACACCTGACAAAAATAACCATTGGTCTTGGATCAATGACCAATATCGAGCAAGACTGTACTTAGCTGAACCAGAAGATGCTGCCTTTTTTACATTAAAATGGTCATGACTGAATTTAAAATATACCGTAGTCTTGACAAAGTATTGGATATAGTTTATACCTTACGTAGTCAAGGAATACAGCAGGGCAAGGACTTCGATTTCACGTGGATTCCAGAAAACAACCACGGATTTTATCACGAAGAACAATATAAGAAACATGTCGTCTTTACTTTTTACAATGACGAACAAGCAATGATGTTTGCGCTGAAATATGGATCATAAATTATACCCTTACCAACAGCAAATCTTAAAAGATATTACATCAGGCGGTATCAAACCAGGTGAGATGACTATTATTTCTTCAGGCAGACAACTAGGAAAAAGCCGTGTAAATCAGTGGATACAATGGCTTCCGGATGATGCTACGAACTATCGAGTCCACAGACAAGCCTTGGTAGATAATAAACCTTGGTATACGGTTCACTGTGGCAAAGATGTGTCCGCTTGGATCAGGCAACAACCATGCGAAGACAAAGAATGGCATCAGCACATCGATGCTAGGTGGGATATGTATGTGTATGCATTCGATATTACCGAAGAACTTTATATGTTGTTAGTGCTAAAGTTTGGAAAATGAAAACCACAGACATAAAAAATCTCATAGACAATGTAACCGAAAATTTAAAAAGTCGGTGGGACTTCTATCGTCATGCCGCTTACTTAAAAGAAAAGAACTGGACTGAAGAGCAATATCAAGACTATAAAGATCCTGATAGAAATCTACGTGCCTCCCGTATTAAAGATTACTATCACGGATATCCACATATTGTGGTATTCGAAAGTTCCCGTGGCGATCCATGGACAAGATATCCCAGTTGGGTAGAAGGCTACCAGGCTTTATCAAGGTGGTGTCAAAAAAACTGTAAAGATAAATTCCGCAGTGATATTCATAGAGTTATTCGAGCACCAAGTACTGGCAACGAATGGGAGTTGAATGACATTGGCGGTGGTGATGCATTGTTTTTCGTGTTTAAGAGCCAAGAAGATTGTTTTATGTTTACATTAAAGTGGGGCGGAGGATGACTGCAATGAAAATTAAAGGGCATGGCCCAGCAGTTGCCGCCGCCACTTGGCTAAAAAACAAAGGATGGCACTACACAATGAAGTTATCTAATAATCGTCCATTCAGTGCAATCTACGACATAAGTATATCAAACAGAGAACAAGCGATGATATTTAAATTAACCTTTGGAGCCGAAATTGTTTAAACGAATTATATTAACATTTTGTTTGCTATTTGCAAACAGCGTATATGCCAACAGCTACGGGCTCTACGACTTTGACAACGTTCGATATGAGCACAGCAGAAATACCACAGACGTCCGCAGTATTGCCAGCATAACAAAACTATTCACAGCTTACGCAGTTGTAATGAGTTTAGTAGATTTAGATGAAAAAGTCAAAGTACAGGGGAAATCTTCTGGCAGATTTGCTCGTGGCTCTTATCTACAACGCAGTGAATTGATGCGGGCCATGTTAATGAGCAGTGATAATTTAGCCGCAGAAACATTGGCTCACGCCCACCCCGGAGGTTATGACAAGTTTATTGCAGACATCAATTGGCATCTCGGACTCAACGGGTTTAAAGAAACTAAAATTGTAGATCCCACAGGCTTACTGGCAGGCAATGTCAGCACAGTGGATGAACTAAAAGAGTTTTTGTTTATATTACGCAGGATAGATATCATTAGATATTATAGCAGTGACAAAATATATTCGGTTAAATATCAACCACCAAAGAGTAAACGTACAATAACTATTCAATTAAGGAATACTAATCCACAGATTTTTACCTATGACAGTATTGTACTGACTAAAACAGGATTTACCAACGCCGCTGGCCGCTGTTTGGCCATGCTAGTAGAAAAGAATGGTGTGCTGTATGCCATGATCACATTGGGTAACAAAGATGTCAGACAGCGCACCGGTGTCATCAACGAAATGTTCAACGTACATGTACATGACTGAAGTACGAGTGGATTGGCAAGCCGGAGACGATGTTCCCCTTTGGGATAAAAAATGTATCAGTGTGTTAGAACGTTTTGGATTGCCTGGCAACAAATACGAAACTCAACTTACTGAAGATTATATGATTTTTCATTTCATCGATCCTGAAGATGCACTAGTAGCAAAGTTAATGCTGGGCGGTTAATTCATTGACAAACTCTAACAAGAGATTGTGATGATGTCCTTGATGCCAATATTCTTTAATATATTGTCTAGGCTCTTCATACCAGTACTGTTGACTCTCTGGATGGCATCCAATTACACCAATTCTGTTTTGTATGATAGCCATGGCATCTCCGTTGGCATAAGTGGCAACAGTTTTGAATTTACTAGTATCACCGACTAAGGCACATCCATCATAAAAGAACATTTTTTCTTGTTGGCCTTTCCAATTCACTGTGGCCACAGTTGAATAACTTCTACGAACATCTGCATTGGGTCTAGTGATATATTGTTTAGGTTCGACGCCGTCTAAAATATCAAAGTAATTGCTACCTGCCCAATAAGCACCCATGCAAATTCCAAGATAGTATCCACCAGCGGCAACAAAGTCTGCTACTAGATTTTCCTTTTTTCGTTTAAAAAAGTTGTTATAACTTTCACTGTCCCCAATGCCTCCGGGAAAGGCTATGACGTCGGCGTTATCGAGCAAGTCTTGATTAAGTTCGTTTTCAGAGAATAAAGTGACATTATAATTATTACCCAGCGATTGTATGATTCCATCACAGCAGTCTTGCGAACATTCTGGATGATGCCTGAACAATACTATATTCTGCTTCATACCAATATTTATTAGCACAAATTCTTTTAGCCTGTAATCTTATTGTAATAGCATTTCTATTAAATATAACATCGCTGGTCAGCGGCGTATAATGTGATAAATGGCTGACACTAAGAGCCCCATGGGCTCTTTTTTTATGGTTAACAGCGTTCTAATCGAATTTTGGTTAAATATTACTATGACGACTAAAACATATCGCAGTATTTTTATCAGTGACATACATTTAGGTACAAGAGATTGTAAAGCAGAAAAACTAAATAACTTTTTAAAACATAATACCTGCGATACCTTATATCTAGTGGGTGATATAATAGATGCATGGCGAATACAACAAAATAAATGGCGTTGGAAACAAAGTCATACCAATGTTGTTCGTAGAATACTAGGACATGCAAAAAGAGGCACACGAGTTATATATGTAGCAGGCAATCATGATGAATTTCTTAGACCAATGATACCCTATGGATTTAGCTTTGGATCAATTGAGATTTGTAATCAAACAAATCACACCGGTGTGGATGGACTAAAATATCTTGTTGTTCATGGTGATTTGTTTGATGGTATTACAAGACTGGCACCTTGGTTATCATTTTTAGGAGACAGGGCATATGATTTCATTTTATCGCTTAATAGCAAGTTCAATTGGATACGCCATCGCTTTGGTTTTGGGTATTTTAGTCTTAGTAAATATCTCAAACATAGAGTAAAAAAAGCCATAGACTTTATGTTCAAGTTCGAACAAAATCTTGCTGGCTATTGTAAGAAGCGTGGCTTTGACGGAGTTATTTGCGGACATATACATCACGCAGAAATCAAAGACATTGACGGGGTTAAATATATGAATGATGGTGACTGGGTCGAAAGTTGTACTGCTTTAGTAGAACATCACAGCGGTCACTGGGAAATCATTACATGGACCAAGGAGAAAGACAATGTGGTTATTGATCCTATTAGCAATTCACAGCAATGATCCAAAAGATGTTCCGGGACGAATAGAACTAACATTCCAAGATAAGGTATCCTGTGAACAAAGTTTACAAACTATGACTTATTGGTTAAAGTTTAATCAATTCAAAATTGAAGGAAGGTGTATAAAAAAATGAAAATCAGTGATAAAATTACCATTGTAGTACCCTGCAAGAATGAAGAAAACTACATCGCACATTTATTAGTGCATTTGCGCCAGCAATCAATTGGCAATACTAGAATTATCATTGCAGATTGTAGTACGGACAATACACGAGAAGTTATAGAAATAATGAAAGGCGAATTGAATGTTGAAGTCATCGACGGAGGCCCTGTGTCTTTGGCCAAGAACAATGGAGCCGCAATGGTCACTACTCCTTATATCTTATTCATCGATGCTGATGTTCGATTCTTCAAGGACTCAGTAATACAAGACGCTGTTAATATTATCGAATCAAAGAATTTAGATTTAGTTGGATTGAAAATCAAATGTTATGATCGTGATCCAAGAGCCCATCTTGGATTCATTATTTTTAATACTATAAACCATGCCATGAAGTATTTTTCACCTTTTGCAGTTGGAGCTTTCATGCTGACACGCAGAGACAGGTTTCAAGAATATGGCGGCTTCCCTGAAAACTTTTCAACCAGCGAAGACTACTTCTTGAGCCGCAAGTACAGCCCACGAAAGTTTAGAATTGTCCGACATCATTTTGGACAAGATAGTCGCAGGTTCAAGAAGATGGGTTATATGGGCATGGCCAAGTATCTTGTAAAAAACTTTGTCAACCGCAACAATAAAGCATACTGGGACAGTTTAGACTCTTCAAAATATTGGAGTTAATTGACACAAATTCATTTTGGTAATATAATACTATTTTACGAAAGGAAATAGTATGACTGTTACTGTAGCAAGAATGAACGACAGAGTTGTCGAAGTTGTCAGAGTCGCAGACACTGTTTCCTTTTCCACCGAGCGTGGCTGGGTCATGGTCTGTTTCGACTTTGAAAAAGCAGAACGCAAGAAAAGCGAATTCCGTTGGGTACCTGCAAGCACCCGATTTGACTGGGTTCGCACGTTTGCTTTCTAAACCCAATTAATTGACACAAATTGGGTTTGGCTTTATAATACATACATAGTAAACAAAAAGGAGTTCGAAAATGGGTTTAAGATACGACACATTGGGTGAGATGATTACTTTGAACGAACAAGAAAAACGTGAAGTTCGTATGTATGGCGTCACTGAAAAGGGTATGCGTGAAGCAGTTGAAAGTTCAATTACTTTCAAACTTTCTGGACCTATGATGATGGCCGCAGGCATTCTCAGCGATGCACAAGAAATGATTAACACAGAGTACGGCGAAGTTGATTATATGCGAGCTGAAGATGCTCGTCAAGCGATTAATCGTGCTAAGTGGATCATGTTTGAATACATGGACAAACCACGTTAAGTAACTGTCATGGGTTTTGTAGTTTATAACAAAGAAAACGGCCGAGGAGAACGGTATTACAAAACCGAATCCGTGGCCAAGTCACAGGTCACTCGTCATAACAAAGAATTGAATTGGCGCGGCCGACCTGTGCCAGAATGGGCACATTGCTCATACCTTGAATATGAAGGTATTCTAATGGGAATGAATGATTCTACTTGGTGTATGTGGAAGTTCTTCCAACAAGGAAAATTTGCCAATAATTGACTATGAACATCGAAAAATGTTGCAATATGATAAATATAATGTTAGGAGAAACAAACATGGCAACATTTAAAGAATGGCAAGCGGCAAATTTGACGGAACAAGAGCAAGAAGAGTGCAATCAATTGGGCGTGGAATATCAAGATAAATTAATTGCATCAAATGCAAATATTTCGGTAAATCCACCAACATGGTCTACTGATGACGAAAGATGCACATTTTATAATAATGTTAATCCAAAATTTAACGAATATTGGACACGATACGCTCTTACTAATAATTAATATAGAAGTATACATTTAAAAACCCGGACTATCCGGGTTTTTTTACGTCAAAAATATCAGTTAATTGACTAAAATTAATTTTAGTGCTATAATGTTTGTATTGTAATTACAAGGAGTCAAAATGATTACCAGCACAGAATACAGTATGTTTACAGATCAAGGCAATCTTGCCGTTGCGGCCTTGGTCAACTATGCCCGAGTGGCAGGACTTACTTGGCCCGAAACTTGTCGTTGCCTGGAATCCCTGTCTAGAAATGATGCTTACACAGAAGCCACAGACACAGCGGTACGAGAATGTGTCTATAGTGCTCTTGGATTCAAGTCAAATTTTTATTGGTAAATTGACTGAAATTGGTTTTGGTGTTATAATACATTATCGCAACAAGGAGATGGTATGAAAGAAATCAAAATTAAAGTATTCGGAGATCCAGGTCATGCTTGGGCCCGCTTTCCAAAAGCTCGCTTGGTCAAACTTGGCATCGCTGATAAGATCACTCCCTTCAGTTATCAAAATGGTGTGAATGCCTTTTTGGAAGAAGACTGCGATTTGTCAACGTTGATGACAACATTAAAGGCAAAAGGCTATACTGTCAAGTTCGACGAAAGTTTTACCAATAAGTCCAGCAAGATTCGTGGCTATTGCAGTTACCAGGCTTAATTGACACAAATTGGTTTTGGTGTTATAATTAATACTTAGCAACAAGGAGTAGACATGAAACTTACCACAGCAATTTCAGTTTTAGAAAAAGATGCCAAATTTTTGGGTATGAACTTTCTCAGCTATATCAAATTTGTCAGGGATAACCCATTGGCTCAAACTCAAAAAACCATGGACGCTTATCGTGTGTTTACCGCAGAGGCCTCTGCTTTCTTTGCTTAAGGATCAATGATGAAAAAACTTTTCATCGCTTTAAGTTTGTTTGCCGGGTCAATTATTCCAGCTCAAGCACAAACTACCCCAGAAAAATATCCATTACATTTTGTGGATTACTGGTGGAAAGGTTGCAGTGACAATAAACCATTAACCAATATATCTGTACCATTTAAGGTAAATGGTGACTTTGATAATATTAGTGGAATATACATTGCACCTGTAGGTTTAGCTGAAGTGAATGGTATTAAATTTTACGGCGGCATACAAACAAACACAGGTGGCTGGAAATCAAAAGAAGAAAGAAAAATTGTTAAGGTAGGCAAAGGTGGAATATTCTCTCGCTGGGCCGTAGACAATAATCCACTGTCATTGGATTATGCAGGTGGCGATAGTAATACATTATATGAATCAGCAATGTATGAAGGATCGTTTGTTAGTGTAAGAAAAAAGTTTGAATGGCAACCAGGAGAACATGTTTATGTGTATAGCCTAGATGTACAACCAGATAATGATGGCAAGTCATCTTGGTTAGTAGCCAGTGTTGAGAATCTTTCTACTAATGAAAGATACGAAATTGGCAAATTGAAATTTGAAGGTAAAGAATTAAGACTGGGAAAAGATTTAGCTTCCTTTGTTGAAATATATTCAGGTGATAAAAAATCTTTTCCAGATATGCAAGTATCTTTTGCAACACCTTTTATAAATGGTGTGCAATGTAAAGATCGTCGAGTCCAGGCAAATTATCAAAATGATAACAAGTATGCTCGATCAACTACATCAGGTGGTTGGGTTACTGCTACTATAAAATCTAAATGGAATTGACAAGGAGTTGACAATGGGATATCGTGTTATGAATTCTGTGGACAATATGCGTGAAAAGTATGGTGCCCGTGCAGGCTTGGAAGGTCCTTTCAACTACGATGGTCGCGTTCTGTACTACGATCCAAAAGAAGGTGCTTACTACGATCCGACCACAGACTTCTATGTAGAGAACGATGAGTTGGCCGTCATCATGAAAATGTCTAACGTCTAAGGAGCAGATATGATTAATGTAATTCAAGAATATAAGGTAGAGTACAACAGCCGCTCATACACATTCAAACATGGCGATCCATTTGATCGCGGTATGTCAGACAGCTATTACGGTCGCATCCGCAACCCACATAAAGGTGGAGTTGGTGGCAATAGTGGTCCACGCATCGAACGCAACGAAATGAGTCTGCAGGAACAACTAGACTATGGTGCCGGATACTCCTACAACGAAGCTGAAGGCGACAAGAAAGAATATTGACACAAATTGGGTTTGGCTGTCATCATGAAAATGTCTGCCGTTAACTAAATACATTTAAATTGGAGTTAACCTTAATATATGCAAATTGACAATCGACTAAATCAACTAAATTCTATGTACCCGACAGAAGGATACATGTTAGAAAATGAGGAAATGATATTACCTACTTATGCAAAGCATTGTTCTGTTTACGGTTATAGTTTTGGCAATAATATTTTAAACATCGACGGTAAACAAATTCAACTTGAACAAGGACAATATTTTGGTCTCAGCGTTAAAGAGTCCGCAACAATAAAAGCAACTACTAAACTTTTTTTGATAATCAGATTAGGTTACATGGTTCTTAATACAATTGGTTGGGTAGAACAACAAGGAAGACTAAGTTATATCGACGGGTGCAGTGATAGTTTGTTGGTATATCCTGCACGTCTCGGGGACAGTAGTTTGAATTTTTTATATTTTCCACCTGGTATCAATCAGACTTTTCACAGACATCCAAGTATTCGTTTGGGTTGTGTCATTCAAGGAAATGGTTATAGCTCACACGGAGAACACAATAGTGAAAGAGAAGATCAGCTTACCACTGGTGCTAGTTTCTGCTTACATGAACAGGAACGTCATCGATTCAGAACTACTGACAGTACCATGACCGTGATTGCGTTTCATCCTGATGGAGATTGGGGACCAACTGACCACAATCACACAATGCTGAACCGCACTTATCTAGAAAAATGATTAGTTAAAACTATTATTATTATCGTAGTATAGTTCTAAATCTTCTTTGCCAATAAACTTTAAGTCGCTGGTTATGGCGGAATATGGTTTTTTCTGTATAAACAAATTCATAAGACTACCAATTTTTATTTTATTATCTAGATAATTTTTATCTTTGTTATAATCATATATAAATTTTTTAGATTCTAACTTGTAGTCTCTCCAAGAATTACCAATCTTCTTGTCATGATTTAACATGCTCCATTTTTGAAAAGATGTAGAGTTGAAAAAATGATAATAGTTCGTTTTCAAAAAATCATGATCAATGATTTTTTGTTGCTCATTACCTAGTATAGTTAACATTCTGAAATATACATTTTGCCATTTAAAACAAAAATTATACCACCAGAAAAAATGATAATTGGTTGTTACTTCGCAGGGCGCAACCTTTTTAATATGATCATCTAAAAGATCATACCAAAAATTTGCATTAGCAATATCCATATGCCTAGACATCCATCCTACTACAAAGTCTCTGCTATAGGGCTGGTGTAATTTATCACTGGTCATGTAATAATACATTTTTAAAAGTATATCACTACCAAACAATTGATCGTTATGTTCGCCGCCTACTATTATTGTTTCTTTATTAAATAAAGAAGTTAAATACTCGCTGGAAATTATACTACACTTATGTCTTATATGATTGTAATAAAAATCGGCATTTTCATTTATACTATCCATAGTCAATGCTACAGTAAGTTTATTTTTTAATTCTTCCGGATTCATTACTCTCATAAATGCAGTCAAGACGGTTGTACTGTCTATTCCACCAGAATATAATAAGACTAATTTTTTGTCTGTTTTCTTTGCCAAATTCAACAATTCTTCTGCACGTTCTAGGCAACAATCTGAATAAGAATATGAGAAATTCTCCAATTGATGTGGCATTTTAAATGGTTCATATATCTCAAATCTATATGGCATCTTAACATAGTCAAGCCTATCAACTAAGCTAGTTCCAGATCCAATCATGTCAAATACGTTTAACCACTTAGATACGTCCGGTCTATCTAAATTTTTTAATCCCCGAACATTTGCTATATATAATCCGTTTGTCAATTTAATCCTCTTCTTCTATTTTCAAGTGCTACTTTAAAATTAGCATGTAATTCTGTTAGACTACTAGACATGGTAATTTGTCTAGCAAACTTATCGTAGAACGCAAAGTTTTTCATATAAGCTAAACCGATGCCGTCGACCTGCATTTCTAATTCTCTAACAGCCGCTGCCGGTGTAACTTCTTGTATATTAGACCATTCGATAATTGATTGAGTATATATTTCTTCTTTTATGTTACATTTAGATAATTCTTTAACTAGAAAAGGTAGTAGTGTTGGCCATCCATAGTAAGTATTGACTCTGGAAACTGAAGTTCTGCACAGCCATTCCCATGATGTTATCAATTTTCTTTTTTCAAGAGTTAATTTTCTTTTTTCTTTCCATTCTTCATTCGATAATCTATCTTCCATAAGAAATATACTAACGCCTTTTTCTGACAAACTTATTTGATAGTTTGATGATAAATCATCAAAATTAATATCTTTGTAGGTATTAAAAAATTCATTATGTCTAGAAATTGATAGCCAGCGAGAATTTAATAATCCCATACAGATAATCGATGCAATCTCGTCACTGGGGGAAACACATAGTATGCCCATATTATCATGGTCATAAACAACTATTCTTTGATTATATATTTGTGTGGTCATGTACTATTATTTATTGACACAAATTCATTTTTGTAGTATAATTACACATAGACAGAAATAAACAGGAGAAGACATGTTACTAGAACAATCACAGTCAGTTTATTACAACGAACGTCATGGTGGTGCATATGATCGTGGCCAGGCAGACAGTTATTACGGTCGTGAATATAACCCACACTATTTCACTGGCGAGTCTTTCAGTAGCTCAAAGATTGAATTGACAGATATGTCAGTGCATGAAATCGTAGCATACACCGCAGGCTATCGAGACAACGAAGCCAACGGCAACAAGAAAGAATGGTAAATCCATTTAATTGACACAAATTGATTTTGGTAGTATAATATACACATACAGCAACAAAACAGGAGTCGAAGATGGCATACGTTTCCCAAGAATTGAAGTCAAAGTTATCACCCACAATCAAAGCTATCTGCAAGAAGCATGGTATTAAAGCGTCTATTGCAGTTCGTCATCACTCTACACTTGTTCTAAACGTCAAGTCAGGCAAGATTGACTTTATCGAAAACTACATCAAAACTGATGCAGACAAGGTTGTAGCAAATAAAATGTCTCCAGACACTATTGCCCACATTCGCAAAAACCAAAGCCTGGATGTAAATACTTATTGGGCTCACGAACACTATTCGGGCAAGGCCAAACAGTTTTTAACTGAAATGATTTCAGCTATGAAAGGTCCAGAGTTCTTCGACCACACAGATGCTCAAACTGACTACTTTCATTGCAGTCATTACATTGACATCAACATTGGCAAGTGGAACAAGCCTTACATCGTTGAAAAGGTTTAATTGACACAAATTGATTTTGGCGTTATAATATACACATACAGCAACAAAAAGGACTTGAAAATGACAACATTTACTACTTGGGAAGAAATGACAGAGTTGGAACAAGCCCAGAGCACATTCTGGGATATGTACAAGGATGCTCATGGTTTCCGTCCACGCCACGTTGATACTTCTACCTGGACACTTGCTCAATTCGAGCAAGAGTTCGTTGAGTTGTCGGAAGTGATGAAAGCCAACGATATCCATCAAGGCATCGAAGAAGCCCTTGCCATTGAAAAGTTTGAGCGCCGTGTTGCTGAATTGATCAGCATTGGTGCCAAAGATTATGAGATGGCCCTGCGTTGGATACACGAAGCTGAAGAGACCAACGGTGACGACAGCTACCTTGCTTGGACCTTGGGCTTGCCCTATCGTTACTTTGCTAAACAAACCCAAACAGTTTAATAGGAGACACTATGTCTAATAAATTACTAGTTCGCTTCCAACGTCAAGTTGAATCACAGAACGCCACGCTTGCCAAGTTCAAGCTGGCCCTGGACAAAGATCCTGCTCACGCTCTTACTTGGGGCTTGGATGCTTTCCGCAGTGCCGCAACTCTTAAAGTTCTGAATCAAATTGTTGGTTCATTGGAAGCAGGCCACGCAGACATAGACAACATCAAATCCACATTGATGGATCGTGTTTTGCATCGTAGCAAGTACCCTGCACAAAGCTCTAGCCCAACCAGCAACCTCATGGAACAATATGAGTTGTCGGCCTGCGCTGAAATCCTGTCAGATTTGCAGTATATAGATTAATTGACACAAATTGGTTTCGGTAGTATAATATATACATACAGCAACAAAAGGACTTGAAAATGCGTAAACAACAAATCGTCAGTGGAATGAATAACAGCCAAAAGATCCGTTTTATTGTCAACGGCTTTGGCATGTATTGCAAGGTCTCTGACATTGAAAACTTTGCTACTAGCTCATATCGTGTTGCAGTTATTTCAGCATTACAGCATCTACAATGCGACCGTGATTTGCACAAGAGCACAGGCAGAAAAGACATGCCAACAGGCTTTGGAACTCGTAGTACATTCCAAGGCGTTGACATTGATGTTCAGGTAAACTTGGCATGATAAAAGAATTATTGAATCCCATTGAAGTCATGCAAGTGCAAATTGATTTAGAAAAGCGTGGCATAAAGAATTATAATATGCAAGCAGGCAATGATTGCATTTGGGTTAACTATGGTTTGGTCAACTGCTATTACATTTTTCGAAATGGCGAAATTGCAGATGTCCAAGTTGATTGATCATGGACACAATACTAATGTTTATCGGAGTGATTGTTTTTATTGCAATCAAGTTTTGGCTTTTAACTAAAATCTAAAGGACTTATAATGTTGACAATTCAAGAAATTAATAAAGCAATTATGTTTGGCAAGTTCAGCAACGAGGAACTGATCAGCATCGGTGATGCGCTCAAGTTTAATCGTGCCCAACTGGTCAAGCAGGTCAAAAGAAGTGTGACCCTTGGCAGTACAGTCAAGTTCACCAGCAACCGCAATGGTATGACTTATGTTGGTACTGTGGAAAAGATTGCCATCAAGTATGTCACGGTTCGTGATTCATCTGCTCGTGGACTTTGGAGAGTGCCTGCAAGTATGTTGGAGGTTGTTTAATGTCTACTTGGTTTTTAATTATCTTCCTTTCATTGCCCACAGGTGAAAGTGTGGATAAGGTAGCAGTTCAAATGAAAGGTACTGTGGAGCATAGTTGTGTTAAAGACAAGACTGGTATTTGGCGATACCCTAGCCCAATTGAAGGTGTTGATCGTCACAAAATTTTAACAGTATGCGTCAGTGAAAAACATTGGCGTGGTAAAGAGTAATACTTTTAGGAGATAAAAATGTTAGATAAATTCATTGTTTGGTTTGGTAATAATCGCAAAGCTATTGGTTACAGTATTGGCGGCGTTAATGTGTTAAGCGGAATCAATTTCGCTGTCCAAGGAAATTATGGCCTAGCATTGTTATGGTTGATCATTGGCGGTGCTATAATTCTTGACTCCTACGAATTCAAATGAATAATAGAATCGAAGACTTGATGTATCAGTCCGGACTCACTGCCACTGGCTGTTGGGATGAAATGGATGACTACGCTCACAAGTCCATTGAAAAGTTTGGCAAGTTAACTGTCGAGGATTGTATCCAAGTATTAATCAATCATGGCTACACTGATGCGGCTCGTGCGTTGACCGAAGCTCATTTTGGCGAAGAACCTGAATGGCAAGTATATAAATTTCCGGAGATTTGATAATGGGATTTTTTAGTTGGAAGTGTGCCAAATCTGAAAAACCAGTGATGGCAGAAGTTGCAGTACAAGGAACTCCTTGGAGTTTTGCCAGCGATGTTATTGTACTGTTTAAAAATGGCGATCGTATCAGCGGCACCTATGATGGTTATGGTCGAGTCGATGGTTTCGAACTAATTGATCGCCCAGAAGAATCTTGGCGCATGGTCATAGAACGTTATTACAACGGAGAAGCATTCAAAGAATTGTCACAGAATAAATATGATCAAGGACAGGGATTCTTTTATAGTGACGAAGATTTAGAAAAAGAATTTAGTATTTCATAAATGAAGTTTATCAATGATTTGACATATAAAAGATTTTAGTGTATAATTAATTTTTAAAACAAAAAGGAAGTTTATGAGTTTAGTTCCAATGGTTCTAGAGCGCACGGGTAATACAGAACGTGCCATGGATTTGTATAGTCGCTTAATGCGAGACCGAATCATCATGTTGGAAGGCGAAGTAGAAGATCAAATGGCTAACCTTATCGTGGGTCAGCTATTGTTCCTTGAAAGCGAAGATGCTGGTAAAGACATTACAATGTTTATCAACAGTCCCGGCGGCAGTGTAACGGCTGGCTTGGCTATCTACGATACTATGCAGTTTATTAAACCAGATGTATCTACTTATGTCATGGGACAGGCAGCAAGCATGGGTTCATTTCTAGCGCAGGCAGGTGCACCATGTAAGCGTTTTGTGCTACCAGAAAGTCGTACAATGATCCATCGTGTTAGTTCGGGCACACGTGGCACCAGTGGATCTATTCACGTACAGGATCTACAGTTTGAAGATCAAAAACGTAGCTTTGAGGAAAGTGTGCGAATCAACAAAAGATTGACAGAATTGTATGTGCGTCACAATACCGCTGGCAAGACATATGACGAACTGTTTGCTACAATGAAGTTTGATACTTTCCTATCAGCAGAAGAAGCAGTGGCAAGCGGTTTGGCCGACCAAGTAATTTACAAACGACCATGATGGACTTCTTCACTGATACAATCTTTTGGGTAGTTGTATTTTGGCTGGTTATAAAAATATGGCAAAAGTATCTTACTGCTAAGAATATCATTTTAGAAGAAGAGATCAAAGGAATGGCTGATCAAATTAAAAATAATTTTATTCGCGTCGACATTGAAAAACATGATAATATGTTTTATTTGTACGAAAAAGATACCCGAGAATTTATTGCACAAGGCAGTAACTTTGAAGAAGTCAAGCAACGTTGTGAAGCTAGGTTCAAAGGCAAAGCAGTGGTTGCTGATGAAACTCAAATGAAAATGTTTGATTTTAAATAATTTAAGTGTTGACAGCCCACTTGAATTAGTGTTATAATTAGGCTGTGTTTTTAATTTAATAGGATAGTAAAATGTCAAATATGACTTGGACAGTAACTTGTGGCAAATTCCGCAAAGTGTTTGAAGACTTCCAATCAGCAAAGGCCGAGGCAGAAAAGGAATCGTGGCTACAGGACCGTAGTGCGGAGATTAAAACTAACTTGGGTAAATCCAAGCGAGTTAAAGTTCGCAAGCCATACAGCTTTGCATAATGGGATTTAACGTGTCTTGGAGTGTTAGCAAAATTAAAGGTGACCTCCAGATGATGAGTCGTGAATGCTGTTATCCTGGAAATGACGGCTTCACACAATTTGAAATTAAGAAGGACTTAATGGAAATTAAGTTTCTTCTTGAGGACCTAATTGAAAAGTCACCAAAGTTTTCCGGTGAAGAAGAATGGATGCATGAGCGTCTAATAAATAAACTTTCAAAATGAAAATCAAAGTTGTCTCTGATCTACACTTAGAGTTCAGTGACGTTAATATTCCCAATGATGAGAACTGTGATGTTCTCATCCTCAGCGGCGACATTATGACAGCCGAGGACCTGCACGACCATCCCGAGTCTAGTTATGGTATGTACAGTAATGTCAATTTGGATAACTTGGGTCGTAGACAAGCCGTGGCCAAGCGATTCCGTGATTTCCTAAAACGTTGCAGTTTTCAATTCCCGCATGTAGTTTATGTGGCAGGTAATCATGAATTCTATCACGGAAGATGGGATGCCAGCTTGGATCATCTACGTGAAGAATGTGCTAAGTTCAACAATGTATATTTTCTAGAACGAGATATGAAAGTCATCGATGATGTGGTATTTGTCGGCGGCACTCTTTGGACAGATATGAACAAGCACGATCCGTTGACACTTCATGCTGTGCGTGATATGATGAACGACTTTAGAGTTATTAAAAAAGATAAAGCAGGCTTTACTAATTTAAAACCCGAAGACACTGTTGTTCGCCATACACAGACTTTGGGTTATATTAAACAGATTGTCACAGAACATAAGGACAAGAAGTGCGTGGTAGTTGGGCATCATAGTCCCAGTCATTTAAGCACTCATGAGATGTATAAAGACGAGTCTATTATGAATGGTGCTTATCATAGCAGATTAGAAGAGTTTATATTAGATCATCCGCAGATTGTAATATGGACACATGGACATACTCATTATTGTTTTGATTATGTTATAGGTGAGACTCGTGTTTTTTGCAATCCTAGAGGATATGAAGGACACGAGCCAGACAGTGGTTGGGACAAAACTAAGTTTATTAACATTTAAGGACAAATATGATTACGCTAAAAGAATGGATGGAAGTGGTCGAGTATCGTGTTACTGAAGGCAGCAACTTTTGCTGGGATTGCTATGGAGCAGACTCTTACAGTCTAGACAGTTGGAGCGGTGAACAAGACGGGAATAGCTTCACAGTCATCTTTGATACAAAGACACAAGTTGTCTACGAAGTTCAAAGTCATGATTATAGGGCTCAACGTGCTTATCGTTTAGTCAATCCTGATTTCAAATCAGAACGTGACACTGAAAGCACTGACCGAAACGTGGCATTGAACCAAGCATGGGACGATGTCAACTATGTTGATTTGGAAACAGATGATGATTGGATTCAAAAGGCCTTGGCCATTGTTGCAGGTGAGGACTATGATACTCGTGTTGTTATTCCTTTGGACTTGGAAGACGACTTGGTCTTTACTTTGATGAAAATGGCACATGAGCGTGATTTGACATTCAACGAATTTGTGGAAGAAATTCTACGCGAGCAGTTGACCAAACTGGGTGCTAAACTTTAATTGACATGAATTGATTTTGGTGTTATACTTTACATATGAAAGTTAAAGTACAAAATCCGCAGTTTAATCGTCCTGGCATTTGGATGTTTGACCAACCCGAATTCTTCGAATATGAAGGTGATGAGGTACAGGTCAAATGGCTAAATCCAGGACAGATTGCGTTGAGCACTGGCAATCCAGAATTCCCATTTAGAGTATTAAATAGGTCAACTATTGTTTCAATAAATAATCAAACAATAGAACAAAAAGAATCTACGGTTAAAACTTTTACTGTCAAAGGCAGTAAAGGCGATACTTATACAGTAACAGTTAATTCTGGTAAAAGTCATTGCACTTGCAGTGGATTTCAATTTAGAAAATCTTGTAAACATGTAAAGGAAGTTGATTATGCGTAAAATAGTATATGGTACTTTAGTACTAATTGCCCTTTCGGGTTGTGCCACACATCAGCAAAGTAATGAATTAACTGGTGCAGTCGTCGGCGGAGTAATTGGTCGTCAGCTTGGTGGCACTGGCGGTGCCATTCTTGGCGCTGGTGTAGGAACAATAATTGGTGGCCAACAACCAACTCAGCGTGGCCAAACCGTGTATGTGGAGCGACAAGTCATTGTGCCAAATCGCAGTTATCAATGCCAACAATACGCAGACCGAGAACGTAATTGTTGGAACATGCAATACCGAGATACCCGTGCTATGTGCATAGAGGATGCTCGCCAGCACTATCAAAGTTGCATGACTAGATAACCTATTCCAGGTTATATAATTTTTTAAGTTCGATCCAATCTAAAAACCAAGTAGCTTGAAAAATTCTTTTATCTTTTAATTGAAGTTCTTTGGCACCGTGTAGGCGCCAACCGGTTTTTCTATATCTCCAATCACTTAGATCACATGAAACATGATGTGATGTTTTATCACTATTGTTTAGTTTGTTTTCGTGACACAATTTGACTTTGAATTCCATCAACGCATTCCAAACACCCATTTTCCTAAATTTAGGAACCGTATATGATAATCTATGATAGATTTTCCATGTTTGATCATTGATGTTGAAATATTTAACTAAGGCACTACACCCTGCGAATTCATCGTTAATCTTGGCTATAAAATACCAATGATTGGCATCTTCTTTTTCTATACCATTAGTGTAAAATGAAGTATCTAAAAATACATTGTCTTGCAACAATATATCTTCAAAAGTCTTAAGGAAATCGTATGTAGTTTCTTGTATAAACAGTTTATTCATCATATTATTTATATACCTGCTTCGCCAACAAAATTGTCTATTTAATAGAAAAAGATAAATAATTAACAAATAACTAAGGAGAAGTAGATATGGTTAAAGTAACTAAATCTTATACACGTCAGAGCACAAACACACCGTGGTTCAATAGCACCGCACAAGCAGAGACACACTTCGCATACATGTCAACTAATCATAATCGTACGTCATCTTTTCAAGATAGTGCAAATGGATTGGTCAGAACATATACTATAATATACCCAGATTTTGAGGCATATGCAAGTTTTATCAGTGATGATACTATTCAAAACGGAATTTCGACAAGAAAGCTGTACAATTATAATAATAATATAACAGAGAGTTTTGCGGCTAAAGAAACAATTTAATTGACATAAACTCCCTGTTATGCTATAATACTTGTATTGTAACAAAACGGGGGTTGTATGGCATACTCAACTAGTAAAAAAGTATCTTTTCCCATTAGCCTTGCATGGTCGGCTATCTCTGCCGCCGATCGTATCAACGAAGGCCGATATATCAATCAAAATACTCACCCCTTTCCAGAAGGCGCCAAGTTTAACAAAGACTTGGCCATGAGCCTCTGCGAAAATCCCGGTGCCCTTACAGATGAAGATAAAGAGTTTGGTGAAAAACTTGCCAAGCATTTTTCAGGCCTACTGTTTAAAACTTTGTCAGGTCCGATTGCCAACGGCTTTATGGCCACCATTGCTAATATTGTTGCCATGGAGTCAGTGGGAAAATATGAAATCGCTTGCATGTCCTGTTTAGTGCAGACATATCGTAAGGACCTTGAGCGTGAAGTCAAGCAGGAAAAGAAACAAACATTCATGGCCACTTCAATGTTCGTTGGCACAGAAGCCAGCAAGCACGAACTTGACGTAGAAATTATTGATACATTTTATAGCAAAAACTATAATATTTTTATCAATACTGCTACAGATGGAGTAAATATATTTAAGTTCTCCACAGCACATGGCAAGGATATTTTCCCTGCCAACGAAAAGATTCGTGTTAAAGGAAGTGTAAAGCGTCATGACGTTGACAAATACACTGGTGTCAAGGAAACTTGGTTAACCCGTGTCAAAAGGATCTAAAATGGAAGTAAGCAGAATTTCTCAACAATCGATTGAGATATATAATCGTAATTTGGCTAAACAAGCAGACATTCGTCACACAGAGCGAGTGCTTGAAGAGCGCAGAGCTAAAGAAAATGCAACTATTGCAGAACAAAAACGCATGGAAATGAATTGTCGTATGAATCGCAATGGACAAAACGTAGATAAAATGGCATGATTAAATTTATTACAAATCGGGAAGGCAGTATCAACTATCCCTGGGAACCAGGCCTACTTGAATGGCTACACGAAAACTATCCCTATAGCGGTTACTATGTCAAGGAGATTGCGTATGCCTAATTGGTGTTCTAATGTTGTTACACTTACGCACAGTGATCGCACAATGATCAGTCGTGCAGTCAAGTCTGCTCAAAAAGATGCTTTATTTAATGAATTTGTTCCTGTGCCACAGGCATTGGCAGACACCACAGAAGGATCATATGGTGATAAGTTAGAACACGCAAGACTAACTGCCCAGCGCGAAGGCAATGTCAAGACATATGGCTATGCAAGTTGGTATGATTTTGCCATAGGTGAATGGGGTTGTAAGTGGGATATCAGCAATGGCGGCGATGACTACGAAATTAAAAAAGTCAATGCTGGTTATGCTGTTACTTTGAGTTTCGATACAGCATGGAGTCCTCCCATTAATTTTTATGACAAGTTAGTGGAACTTGAATTCGATGTAGAAGCAATGTACTATGAATCCGGCGAAAACTTTTGTGGCCAATATTTTGATGGCAGCGAAGAAAACTACGACCTATCCAGTTTGACTAGTGCCCAAGTTAAAGAACAAGTACCAGAAGAACTTGACGACACCTTTGGTATCAGCGAACAACTGGCTGAACAAGAAGCCGAAGAAGAGGAAGAAAATGATTGATAAAGAACTAACATTGACTTGCATTGACAACGGAAAGAAAGTACAATGTCATGTATTAGCTTTTAAAGAACATGCATTCATGGATGTGGCAGTTAATACAGTTCGTATTAAATTGACTTACAATATGGGCACGTATGCTGGTAGCTTGGGTGGCTACGAGTTTAGCATTAAAGAAAATCAACTGCCACAAACAGGCAAGGAGTATCGACGATGAACGAACGAATTAAAGAGTTGGCTGAACAGGCTAGTGTATCCTCTCTTTGGATGTCCGGTACAGATCAACAAGGAAATCCAATACTTGAAAAATTCGCCGAGTTGATTGTGCGGGAATGTGCAGAAATGGTAAGAATACAAAATGAGCAATTTATGGAGAATGAATCTCATTATGGAGTTGTCTCGGCAGATGTGTTAAAACATTTTGGAGTAGAAGAATGAACCAACGATTAAAACAACTTGCTGAACAGGCTAGTGTATCCTCTCTTTGGATGTCCGGTACAGATCAACAAGGAAATCCAATACTTGAAAAGTTCGCCCAGTTGATTGTCAAGGAATGTGTTGCTATTGCTAATAGACAGTTTAGTGCGGCAACGGGATTGGATGACCGTGACTGTTTGACTGCTCAACAGATGAAACAACATTTTAGAGTTGAAGAATGAAAATCGGAACAAGTCTGGGCAAGTGTGTTAAAAGTATACTTGCCGGAGAAGTCAATGAAGAAGATGTATTGTTCGTTGTCAGCAATACAAACTGCCCTACTATAGAAACATTAATGAATGTCATCGAACAATACTACTATGAACATCAAGGTAGTGGTAGAAGAGCTGCCTATGATATGAGCGCCTACAGCTTGGCCGATGCCTGTGCCGTTGCTCAACGTTTGTTTGAAAGCGGCAAGCTACATCAGCCTAGAGCAGTTGTCAAGGGCATGTATAGTAATGCTCATAGTTTGCAAGACACTTGGTATGACATTGTACCTAGTCCTGTGTCAGATAATGAAAGTGTGCAGTCGGCGTGGAATCACTACACAATGATCAAAAGTCTTGCGGCATGATTAACTTATTAGGTGAACTGCCCCAGCAACCAGTTATTGCTGTCAGCGGCGGTGTTGACAGCATGGCTGTGGCAGACTTTATTAGCCGTAGTAGAGAAATTAAATGTGCGTTCTTTCATCACGGCACACCGGCAAGTCAACTAGGATTTGAATTAGTATCGCAATATTGTGTGCATCGTAAATGGCCCTTGGCATTGGGACGTATTAGTAGCCCTAAAGTTAAGATAGAAAGCCTAGAAGAGTTTTATCGCAATCAACGCTATAGTTGGTTAGATACACTAGGCCAAGGTGTTATTACAGCACATCATTTAGATGATTGTGTAGAAACTTATCTTTGGAGTATGATGCATGGAACTGCTAAAATAATTCCTTATCGTAGAAATAAAGTTGTTAGACCTTTTTTACTTACACCTAAAGAGGAACTAATTGACTGGGCTAATCGTAATCAAGTACCTTGGGTCAATGATGAAAGCAACAAGGATACAAAATTCATGCGTAATTATGTTCGTCATGAACTCGTGCCACATGCTGTTCATGTCAATCCTGGCTTGGCAAAAGTTGTAGCAAGGAAAGTAAAAGAAATTTATGAAAGCATTGACACAAATATATAAACCTGTTATAATTGCTACATAAATAAAAGTAGTATATAATTATTTAGGGACTCTAGCTCATTAGGTTAGAGCAGTGGACTCATAATCCATTGGTGCTGTGTTCGAATCACAGGAGTCCCACCAGAATTTGCGAGTATGGAGAAATTGGTAGACTCAAGAGACTTAAAATCTCTCGCTGTAATGGCATCCCGGTTCGACCCCGGGTACTCGCACCATAAACAACCGGCCTTAGTATAATGGATAATACAGCGGTCTTCTACACCGTGAATATGGGTTCGATTCCTGTAGGCCGGACCAAACAAAACTTGTATCATGCAGATTCTTAATTTTAATCGCTAAATATCAACATGACTATAAAAGGAAATAATTTTAGCAACGAAAGTTTTTGTCCAGAAGTATATAATCAGATTCAGATTGATATGCAAGGCGATTTAAGAGTTTGCTGTTTGTCTTCTGACGGCGGCCTAACCAGAGAGGCCAACGGAACTCCAATGAATGTAAAAACACATTCAATCATCACGGCAATGAACAGCGAAATACACAAACAACACAGGTTAGATTTAAGTAATAACATTAAACCTCAACGATGTAGTAATTGCTATAATTGGGAAAATTACAGCAATGATACGAGTCGTCGTAAAAAGTTTATCAGATTATCTCAAAATAAACTTGACTATGTCAAAGCCGGTGAAGCATTTGATGTAACAAACGATGATGGCTCCGTTGATGTCGACACTACTAAGTTAATTAATTTAGATATAAGATTTGGTAATCTGTGTAACCTCAAGTGCATTATGTGTGATCCAGGAAATAGTAGTCTGTGGTATGAAGACTGGGATCTGCTGTCTAGAAAATTTTCAAAAACTGAAGCCAGCGGACGATCAGTTAAATTTCAATTGGGTGGAATAGATCCAGTCACTGGAAATACTCAGTACTGGAAAGATAAAACTAAATTTTATTCTCTTGAAAAGAATCAGTTAGGCAAATTGAAATTGCAAAATGAAGAAAACTGGTGGGAAACTGAATCGTGGAAAAATCAGTTTAAAAAAATTGCGCCCCAGTTACAGCATATTTACTTTACAGGCGGAGAGCCCTTGCTGGTACCAGCAATGGAAGAACACTTAACTTATCTAATTGAAAACGATTTTGCTAAAAATATTATGCTGTGTTACGACACAAACTTGACAGTTGTCAATTCAAACATAATTAACAAATGGAAATTTTTTAAAGAAGTTGAATTGAGGGTCAGCGTCGACGACACTGGTGACCGCTATAATGTGGTTCGAAATCCTGGAAATTTTGACAAGTTATATGATAACATAACTCGAATTCAAGAAGCCAACATAAAAATTAAATACATAAGCATAGTTTGTCACTTGGCCAATGTTTATGGTGTAATTCGCGTTGCAAAGTTAGCAAAACAGATAGGTGCTTCGATGTCATTGAGATTTGTAACTAGACCGGGATGGATGAATGTGTCGAATTTACCTAATTCTGCTAAAGAAGAAGTAATTTCAGTGCTTACTAAATTTTTAGAATCCGAAGAATGTGAATCTATCCGAGGATATGAAAATTTCGTTCAACAACAAATAAAGCATTTTCGTGACAACCCAACAACATCTACACCAAACACGGAATCAAATTTGGAAACTTTTGTGCAAGTAATGAATCTAATGGATCAGTCTAGAAATCTAAACTGGAAACATACATTGTCTGATATTGCAGAACTTTTAAAGAAACATGTGCCGGGATTGGACATATAAAAGAAAAATATATTGACACAAAATTGTAAATACAGTACAATAGACACAAGTTAAACAAAAGCCCTTATAGCTCAGCTGGTAGAGCAACTGATTTGTAATCAGTAGGTCCGGTGTTCGAATCATCGTGGGGGCACCAAAATTAGTTTTTATGTTTACTCAAAAGTAATTGACATAAAAGATAAATAAATGTATAATATACACATACGCTAAAGAAAGCGTTAAGAAAGAAATTTTAGGAAAAGATATGCAAACGATTGTGAATCATAAACATTTTAATACATCCAAGCAGATGGGCTTAGTGCCGTCTATTTGGTTTATTAGCTATGATGATTCACAAGAGCGTATCGGGGTCCTGGAGACCAAAGTGTAATAAGATTACATTTTAACTTCCAAGGACCCTAGGCTTAAAAACCCTAGGGTTTTTTGTTTGCGAAAAGGAATTATGACAGACGTAGATATTAAGAAACAAAAAGAAGCTGAGTGGATTCGACAGCATACGTTAACTCGAGAAGAAACTAAACAGTTGATTCTTAACAAATTTAAACGTGCTGAAGTCATGCACTTAGCTTTGAAAAAGCGGGAGATGTTTGTCAGCAAGCATCGTTGATCGCAGAGTGTGTAATAAGAGCAGAAATGCCCAGGAAACGAGGTCCTGACATCGCACTATAAACATTGATGTAAACGGGCGGCGACTAGGATGGAATCCCTTGTGTGGGACTAAAAATTAGATCGTATTAAAGCATATTACTAAATTAAGGATGGTCCACTACATTGGCCTTAGTATGCTTTAATACACACATTCCAAAGAGTGTGTTTAAATTATTCTTCGGGATATGTTACTGTAATATTAGTATAATCGGTTCTATAATGGTGCCCGTGAAACTTATAATGCATGTGAGACCAGTTATATGGTTTTGTGGCATCAAATGGCTTTCCTATAGATAATGTTATTGGAGCAATCAGTTGACCCGAAGCTTCGTCAATTTGAATATACTTTTTTAAAGTATCCCAAGCTGACATTGCATGAATCTTGAAACTACAGCAGAAGCCAGTTAAATATCCTTGTTCAATTGCTAGCATGCCTAGTTTAGTTTGTAACCTGCCAATTTGCATCATTGAGTGCATATCGTTATTTCTTTTTGGCGTACACAAGATTAATATAGGTGCTATTACCTGAGTATTAGTTTTCCATGCAAACTTAGGTAATTCATATTCGTGATTAGCACTTGAATGAATTAATTTTATCTCTGATTCGTCGGTAATAACAAAACTGTTTATATCTAACTTTTCGTGAGAAATAAAGTCATCGTGTGTGTTTTTTATTAAATTCATAAATTCACCGTCAAGCTGATTGTGAACATCAAAGGATCGTTGACATTTTTTAAATGTATCTTGTTTAATAAAATTATACATTGATTATGAACCTCGCATTAATTTCATCGTCGACGACAAAAATTTCTTTAGAATAATTAAGTTTTTTATCAGTTAAGTAGTACTCTATAGAACCTATTGCAATGCCAGTGGCGTGCCATTTTTCTATTAATTTTTGATAGTCTTCTTGATAGTTAGGGAATGGATTTACCACTCGATCTCCAAAAAAATCTAAAGTAGATGATATCTCTACTTTAATTGTAGAATTTGATATTGGAGATATGTTAGCACGAAAATATGTTTTTAAAAAACGAGCAGGGCTCCTTTTAAATATTTCGTTAAGTTCGGTGAATATCTCATTCATATAAATTATTAGTTTAATATATTTATTATTTTAATACACATATTGATCTGGCCTGGACTAAAATGTCGCAGACAGTATGTTTAATGGAGATGAAGCATCAATGGTGATGCAGTGGACTGTAAATCCGCCGCCTTAGGGCACGACTGGTTCGATCCCAGTAATCTCCACCAAATTTAGGTGCGTTCATATAACGGTTATTATCTCGGATTGTCTATCCGAAGACGGGAGTTCGACTCTCCCACGCATCGCCAAGTTTTGTAAGTGTCAGCAAGTGAAGTCACGCTGTTCAGTATTCTTCGAAGGTACTGTCTAGTAAAAGGTTGCGGGTTCGATGCCCGACTGATCGCCTTCGTTGGTAATCGGTATACATTATGGCGTATCAGCTGGATGAATCCCAAGTGACGTACCGACTCCCGTCCGGACTAGTATAATCGGGTGAATGGTGCTGATAACGTGGTAGCACTACTTACAAATTCAATTCGTATCCATAGTGTAATGGCAGCATCGCGGTCTCCAAAACCGTCAGTCTAGGTTCGAGTCCTAGTGGGTACGCCAAATAAGTAATGCCAGTGTACTAAATAATAGACTATGTCAAAAACCAAATTCTCTCAAACTGTTATATGTCCAAATCCATGGACTGCAATGTATTTTCATATCAACTCTCCAAGTCCGTGCCATATCATAAGAAACGGTCTCATGAACATGACCATGGAAGAGTATATAAACAGCGAGTGGTTAGTAGACATTAAACAAAAAATGATTAATGGCATACGCCCAAAAGAATGCGAAAATTGCGAAACGAAAGAAGGATTAGGTCTCAAAAGTACCAGGGGTGCTTCTTGGCGTTACTGGAACATAGGTGAAGAGCCCTATCTAGAAGATCAACCATGGTTTGACGATATAACTGTTGATACTCCCACAAAGCCTAAACGAATAGAATTGAGATTTAGTAATTTGTGCAATATGAAATGCAGAATGTGTGACGAAACATCGAGTTCTGAAATTGCAAAAGAAAAACAAAAATACAATTTAGCCAGTAATGGTATTCATAATCCCGATAATATCTTTTTCGAAGACACTGACGACAGCGTGTTAAAAATTACTGATGATAATATTCAAGGTTTAAAGAATATCGAATTACTAAGTGAATTGCGTAAAGTATGTTTTACTGGCGGGGAACCATTTCTAATCAAAGGTTATTATGATTATCTTGATTTTTTAATTGAACACAAATTTAACGAGCAAGTTGAATTAGAATTATTTACAAATACAAGTGTATATAATAAACTGTTTGTAGATCGTTTAATGAAATTCCCTAAAGTAGAATTTACCATGAGCATCGACGGCGTTGGTAAAACAGCTGAATACATTAGACACGGTACAAAGTGGGACACAATTGAAAAAAATGTATTAACATTCAATTCTATGCCAAAGCCAATATTATGCTCGATAAATGTTGCAATTTCAGCTTATGTTTTGTTAGATGTATCTAATCTGGCATTATTTTTGATGAGACTATATCGTGAAAATAATAACATATTGATTAAATGTTATACTATATTAGTGCAAAGTCTTCGTTTTACATCTGCACCTGCACATCTCAAAGAACGTATGTTACGTGAAATTGATTTAGCAGTAGATATATTAGACTGTCCTAATTTTGCAATATTTAGAAATGAATTGCTGAATTTACGTCCGAAGGTGGTGAAGATGTTGAATGTTTCTAGGCCGCTCGATGAGAAGAACTTTATAGAGTTTACTCAAACATACGATAAGATTAGAAACGAATCGTTCGAGAATACATTTGGTATCCCGTTAATTTTAGATAAGGAAAAATGACATGAAACGTTCGGCGAAACGATAGTGTCATCTTTGACCCGTATGGTCATGGATGGCACGTAAAAGAAAATTTTTACAAATCCATCCACGCTCTTGGAGCATGGATCATATGGGACTATAGCTCAGCCGGTAGAGCAGCGGACTTTTAATCCGTTGGTCGCGAGTTCGAATCTCGCTGGTCCCACCATATAGAAACACATTTTTTAACTAGGCATGCCTCTGCAAGGGTTTAACAGCAGTTTTAAGTGTGTTTCTATATGGTGATATAGCACAGTGGTAGTGCATCCGCTTCATACGCGGCCGGTCGTTAGTTCAAATCTAACTATCACCACCATGGAGTTGTTAGTGTAACGGTTAACACCACGGATTGTGATTCCGTTAATACGGGTTCGATTCCCGTACGACTCCCCAATCAAATTTGCCGCAGTAGCTCCAATGGTAGAGCAGAGGATTGAAAATTCTTGTGTTACTGGTTCAAGTCCAGTTTGTGGCACCAAAATTTACTCGATTCGTCTATCGGTTAGGACATCTGGTTTTCAACCAGGTAAGAGCGGTTCAACTCCGCTATCGAGTACCATTTTAGCCTCATAGCTCAGTTGGTTAGAGCAATGTGTTGATAACGCATAGGTCCTCTGTTCGAGTCAGAGTGAGGCTACCAAGTTTCGGGATAGACGATGGGTTCGAGTCCCTGTCAATCTAGTCACAGTGGGGTTAACTGTGATGACACTATAGTATGATTGATGGGTGTATAAACTTGCCTATACGAGACACGCTAGTCTATAGTACAAAGACTAGTTCCTGAAAACCTTTTTATTCCCGGGTAGTGTAGTGGCAGCACAACAGACTTTGACTCTGCTAGTATAGGTTCGATTCCTATCCCGGGTGCCAAAAAAATGCGGCTGTAGCTCAGTTGGTAGAGCATCACGTTGCCAACGTGAATGTCACCGGTTCGAACCCGGTTAGCCGCTCCAAATAAAGGAAGTGTGGCAGAGTGGTCTATTGCAACAGTCTTGAAAACTGTCGGGTCGAAAGGCTCCGTGAGTTCGAATCTCACCGCTTCCGCCAAAAATAAAAAAAGCATATTTGACCTTTAAATACACGATGAAACAACCTATTAAAATTATTCCCAAAAAACCAGTTATAAATATATACTGGAAGCTCACTGATTTTTGTAACTTTAAATGCAATTACTGTCCTAGTTTCTTGCACAGCGGAAAGTATGCCAATGGAAAATTACCAGGCTTTCCAATTTATTCTGACATTATAATTTTTATGGACAAGCTGAAAGCTGTGGCAGCTTCCGGAACGCATTTAAATCTTCAGTTTGGTGGTGGCGAACCGACATTGCATCCTAATTTCCTTGACATTATAAAATATATGAGTGTAGAAAATGTTTATCTAGGTGTCACTACCAACGGATCTAGAAGTGATGAATGGTGGAGCGAAGCTTTGCCATTTTTAGATAATGTAACAATGTCCCTTCATCCAGAGTTTACAAAGATAGATAAAGTAAATAATCTGGCAAAATCTATAGTAGAGTCCGGCACTTCGATATTGTTCAACCTTAGTTGCGATCCTGACAGATGGGATACTGTATTAGAGTTATACGACAATATAGATGATTATTTGAAACCAATGGTAACTACAAAAGTTCTAAATTATTTAGAAACAACTAGAGAAAATTATTCTTATACAGATGAACAAACCGCATGGATTAAAAACCACATTGCGAATCCGTCATCATCCCGTGGCTTTATTAACTCAGTGATATATTTCGACGACGGATCAGCTGAAAATTTAGTCCTGGGTAAAATTACTATCAATAATTGGAATGAATTTAAAGGTTGGAAATGTAAAGTAGCTAGTCAAAGTTTAGTGATTGATTTTAACGGAAAAGTCAATGCCGGAATATGTAATGCTAAATCTCTGGGTCACATAACTGATTTTAATTTAGATACTAACTATCTAGCCTGTCCATTTAAATATTGTACTTGTCCGACTGATATTAGGTCTGAAAAATATAAAATTTAACCCGCGGTCCTTAACTCAATTGGATAGAGTGCCAGTCTTCGAAACTGGAAGTTGGGAGTTCGAATCTCTCAGGGCCGGCCATTATTAAATAGTTTCTTCCCAGGGTCCAGGAAACAATCTTATTAAGATCATGATCCTAGTCTGATCACCATTATTGACAACTCTGTGCGGAGTTTTTACTCCCAATATGTATGGCTCATATGTTTCAGCTTCATATATTAGTTCGCACTGGTCTTCGGTGTATCTAAAAAATTGATGAGTCTTACCCTTATTGTTTACTTTGACAATGGTATAATCAGAGTTCACTTTAAAAAAATTAATCCAAGTATTTTCACAGCCGATTATTGGTATATTTAAACTATGTTTAAAAGGACCACTGTCCATGTGATAAGTTCCGGCGTCTTTTCCAACGGTTACGTTGACAGCAATCGAACCCACTGAATCGAGCATTTTTTTACTTTTTAAAAAATCGCGTAGTGCGGCAACTTTAAGAAATATTTCCTTATTATTTTCTATATAAGTTAATGTTGTTTTATCGAGTAAATATTCAGGTATTAATTTTAATACTTCTTGTTGTATTTCGTTGAGATTTTCGATGTGTACAGGCTTATAAAAATCAGCAGTGTTCATAAAAAGTATTTATACCTATAAATATAATTATGCAATTTATCAAACTTAATAAAAAATTTGATGTTAGTAATTTTACAGAAACATCATTGATCAACGAATATGCCATCAATGGCAAGGGCATTGGATTCTATAACATTGATAATTACAATAAAGATTTGATGCTTTCGGTTATCCCTGAGAGATATAGAAAAGATTTCTTTGCAAGAGAAATGAAAATAAATTATAACATTCCTCCTCATACAGATAGCTACGTGTATGCTACTATAAATTTTTATGTCAAAGCCGTTGATTGCCAAACAAATTTCTTTAAGAAAGTAGATGCTAGCCTAGGAGTTAAAATGACTACTCAAACTACTGGCAGGACATTTAAAGAAGAAAATTTAGAACACGCTGGAAGTTTTGTAGCAGAATCCGGAGATGCTTGGTTATTGGATGTGTCTAGCCCACACAGCGTTAAGAATCTAAAATCCAGTACTGTTGACAGAGTTGCTCTGGTATTACAATCAAGTAACTATACCTTTGATCAGGTACACAGTATGTTGCAAGAAACTGGTTACATCGACGATTAGATTATAAATTCCTGAAATCTAAGTTTCGCTTCTGCCATAGTAAGTCTTTTTTTTGTTATTAAATCAACCAATACCACAGTAATGCATAAACGATCTTCTTTTGTAGTAGTTACATTATGCGGACATCCCGCTTGCACTAAACTAGGATAACTTAATGGGCTACTTTCCGCCAAGTCGACCATATCTGGTCTCCATGGTATATATTGGGTATTGATCGGTGTTTTTTCTACTACGGCTGGCGCAGAAGATGTTTCTTTTACTTTATACCAATGCATTAGACTGCCATGGCCGCCGTATATAAAATTTATTTTAACGTAATCACCTCCCATGCAATCTGTGTGGATTCCTTGTTTACTTAGGTTGGCATACGGACGAGAATAAAATGATTCCATGTACCAAATTTGTATACCAAGATTTTTTAAAAAATTAATAAAATCAGGATTTATATTTTCATGATCAATGGGAGTTTGATATTTCTTTTTCAACTCGAGGTGATCTATGGTCGCTGGATTAATATTTAAATTTAAATATACGCAATAATCGGACATAATTATATTTAGTCGTCGTTTGACTCGAACATCAAAGTATAGTATAATACAAACAAAGGAAAAATAATGCCATGGATTGAAAACGTAGCCGCAGATGATATCCCAAAAAGATTCCATCACGAGCCTGGTGAGAACAGTATGCTGATCAGTATTGTCGATCCAGCAAGCTGGAGACCTATACCTGCTCACAAGTTTAAAGAACAGCATAATTTTGAGTTCCTTGACATTGAAAAGAATGACTTTGCATTAGATGAAGCCATGCGTTGTAGCCAAGAGCAGGCCAATGAATTGGTAAGACTACTGCAACACGCCAAGCTCAATAGAATGAATGTTGTCGTTCATTGCTATGCAGGCATTTGTCGTAGTGGCGCGGTCTGCGAAGTCGGAGTGATGATGGGTTTTGAAGATACTGGACGATTCCGTAGCCCTAACTTACTTGTCAAGCATCGCATGATGAAAGCACTGGGATGGACTTATGATGAAGATGAAAAGCCCAACATTGATGATTGGCGAACTTTTAAAAATAATATATAAAGTTAGTAGTTCGGATCTTTTCGGACATAATTTATTATAAATATATTACATGAATGTGTATTTAAATATTGGAGAATTATATGTATGATCAACTAAAAACTTTGGTAGAAAAAAGAAAAACTCCACGTTTAGTAGAAACTGATAATATATCTGAAGAAAATATTCAAAAAATTCTAGATATTGCAAAATTAGCACCCTCTCTTGATCAAAATTATGGATATAAAATCCATGCGTTAACTAATAGTACAGCCGGTATAGAAAAAAAAGAAGCTTTGTTAAAATATTATAGATGTATGAATGGCGACGGCACACATCCAAAAATAACAGATCCGTATAGTGGCAGAGAAATGATACAACCAATTTTAAGTGGATTAAGTTTGGTATTTGTAGTTACGCCTAAACGAGCTGTTACTATGAAGACCAATGGTATAGATACTTTGATTTTTTGTATCAGGGATGCAATGATATCGGCAACTTATGCCATGATGGCCGCAGAAAGCCTTGGCTTCAAAGCAGGAGTGTTTGGTAATGTAGATAATAACGGTTTAGAACATTACCCCAGCGCAACAGCATTGTTCAGTGATGCACCCGGAGCTAGAATTATATTAACAGTTACAGTGGCTAATAAACTAGTTTCCATTCCAGAAGTTGATGAGAATGGCCGGCATTGGTTTGATTACAAAGGAGAACGTCCTTATGTTTTACCCAATAAACACCAACAGAAAACTGTAATGCCCGAAGTTATCATGACATGATACCTTTTAAATATATATCAATTAAAGAACATCAACTAATTTCTGATAAGTTATATGATTATGTTTTACATCACACTGATGTATTAAAAAACGCATCTCCTTGGACTACTTTAAAAAAGGATGATGTTTTAAAATTTGTTCCTGAGTTAGCAGTTGAATTAAGAAAAATAGTCGATGCAGATATAGAAATGATTTCTATAATACATAGAAAGCCCAAAGTTTACGGGGGCGTACACATAGACTCTGGTGGCCTTATTAGGATGTTATTTCCGGTTAGAAATTGTGCAGGATCTTATACTAAGTTTTTTGATTTGAACGGAAACAGTGTCATCGAAAAAAAAGGCAATGAAGGAGACACATTCTTTGCTATAAGCCAATATGACGCAGTCAATGACTGTATTATTGGAAACGGAAATCCGTTAAAGGAAATTTGTGCAGCCGAATTAATTTCCCCAATCGTGTTTGATTCAGGAATAGCCCACGGTGTGTACACAAATCCCGATTGTCTAGGACCCCGGCTAACTGCCACCATTGCGTTCACCAAAGATATAAAATATTTACTACAATAATAACTTATTGCATGTAATTGTTTTTCAATAATATTGACATATATCAGTGTATATGTTAAAATACAAATTCAAATGAAAGGAGCAATATATGCCCAGTGTATTTTTAGTCAGCGACACGCATTTCGGTCACACCGGAGTATGTCGCTTCACACGCAACGACGGAGTTACAAAACTTCGCCCATGGGACGATGCCGACGAAATGGACGAAGAAATGATCCGTCGTTGGAATGACAGCGTTCGACCCAACGACAAAGTTTATCACCTGGGCGATGTTGTCATTAACCGTAAGTCATTGAAAACTCTTGCTCGTCTAAACGGCGACAAGGTGCTAATTCGTGGCAACCACGACATCTTTCGAGATGACGAGTATAGAGAATACTTTCGAGAACTACGTGCTTACCATGTTATGAACGGAATGATACTTAGCCATATTCCTGTACACAGTGATAGCTTAGGTCGTTTTGGCACTAACATTCACGGACACTTACACGCAAATCGTGTACGTAAGGCCCGCGGAGTCGATGCACGTACCGGAGAAATCTTATACAGTGACGAACCGGATGTACGCTATCATTGTGTTTGTGTAGAGCAAACTGACTTTGCTCCTATCTTATTTGAAGATGTTATCAAACGTATTGAAGAAGAAGGCGGAAGTGTAGGTTTTAAAAACGGCAATAATACTATTACATAATAGTATTATACAATTTTACTTGAAAGAAATATTAAAATGAAATATCTAATTAGTTTACTAATGTTTTTAATTAGTGGATGTGTCAGTGTTAATTCGTCTGGTATGTCTAGGCAGACTGTAGATTCAACAACAGTTGACATTATTATTACTAACAATAATGGCCCTACAATACTATACATTCCTGGGTGTAATGGATTAGATAAATCAGGCAAACAGTATCAGCAATATCATTTGAAAAAATTCCAAGAAGTATGGCCCAGCGCCAACATTGTCATATCGCAGTATGTGAATGACTATACTAAAGGTGAAACTGGCGGGAAGTGTGATTGGTCTGATGATAATGTCAAACTTATTGGAAAACAAATTAGTAATCAAGCCGAACATACTCAGAAACTTGGAGATTGGATCAAAACACAGCCGTGGTCCAATGGTGATGTTCATTTGTTCGGATTTAGTTATGGCGGCGCTGTTGGTTTATGGGCACCTGCTCATAACCGCTCTACTGTTACCGGTAAGCCTTATCTGTTTAAAACAGTGGCCTTAATTTGGCCAGATTGTAGGCCGCGCCGCCAGTTTTTTGGAAATATACATACACCCTTGCGTATTTGGTCAACTGAACTCGATCCGTTGAGTATTCCTAATAATTGTTCATCTTTTTATACAGACAGTGATAAAAAATTATCATTGAAGCTTTATCCGGGCGATACACACAGTTGGATGACATCCCCTAACTTTACTCCGTTTACTAGGTACTGGCCCAATCAAAAAGTTCATGTCCGCCATGAGTTTAAAAAGGAATGGGCAGATGAAACTTTTAGAGAGTGGCAACAGTGGGCGTTGCAACCAAACTAATAAGAGTTTTAATTATAAGTATTTGATAACTAACATTGGAGAAATTATGACAGATCAAGAAAAATTCGACTTTCTAAGATCAGCTTTTACAGACCTTTTTAAAAAGGAAATGCCAGACGTTACTAGACTCACACCGCTTCAAGATCTGGGATTAGATAGTTTGGATATTGTAGAACTACAACTAGAATTCGAAGAACGTTACAGTGTAGAAATCTCAGATCCTAAAAATGATATTAAAACAGTGGGCGATTTGTTAGATCATTTGGCAATGTAATATGCAGTCTAGTGATGAACTTTATACCAGTAGAATTAAACCAATTAGAGATGATTTTGTTTCTAGTATAATTTCATCGGCAACGGCCGAAACGTTTAGTCCCTATGATAAAGAATTCAATTGGGCTGAACGCATCGGTCCAATTAAGCGTTTACAAATTACCACTCTGCGCTGGTCTGCGAATTGGTTAACTGGTTTAGAAAAATTCCCTTTTATGTATGTTACTGATGGTAACACCGATTATCTAATCAGCCTATTTAATCGCAGTTACAATATAGCATGGAATAAGGATGACTATAGTTATTACCAACATTGGCATAGTGCAACAGGCAGACCCTATACAGAGTTATCTGAACCTGCAGATGTCGACGACTTAGTAGTATCCTGGCCAGGATATAATTATGGTGATAATACTGAATTAACATTTGCCAATCAATGCACTGCTAAAAGAATGCATTTAGACTGCGCTTATTTGGGTATGGTAAAGCCCACTAATCTAGATGTCAGTAATTTTGAAACCGTTGGGATTAGTTTTAGTAAAACATTGTCAATTCCGTATAATCGAATAGGCGTGTGCTTTAGTAAAACAGAAATAAAAGACATATCTTTATTGAATAAGATAGGCTACGTAAACTTATCCGGAGTTAAGCTGGCAACTCATATTATGAGTAAACTACCACCTGATTATTTTTGGAATACTTACGGTGGCGACAGATTGACTGCTATGTGCGAAAAACACGGACTAACAAAAACAGACAGCATATTGATTGCCTATAAAAATGGCAAAAGAGTTGGCACTGCTCCTTACTGGCAGGAATAAATAATTGCATGAAAGAAACTTTTTTATTTAAAATTCTAGAAATAGAAAATATCAGTATTTTAGAACAAGAGCTGGCTGTTTTTTATAAGCGGCACAGAACTGTTGGAGTAGTAAATCGTAAAAATAAAGACGGTAATACAATTATGATATTATCCGATCCCAACAACCCCGAAGCTGATAGTTTGGGTCCATTGGAAAAATTTACATTTGTTCATTTAGATTCTAATCGTGTAATGAATCATTTGCCAGAATTACAAAAATATTTTATTAAAAATAATTTAGGTGACATCGAACGCATAGCCTATGTAAGCACTCCCCCACATTCAATAAATGCAACACACATGGATCAGGGACCAGAAATTCTGGCATTAAATTTTCCATTAACAGATTGTTCTAGTTCTTATACTCAATTTTTAAAAAACAACGGACGATTAGAAGCAGTGGAGTTAATAGACATTGTTAAAGGAACCAAAGAGAAACGAAAGTTTATGAAGTTTGTCACCGACGATCCCATTGAAGTTGGAAGATACACACTAAATGGGCCAGTGATGTTAAATATAAAACAACCACACGGAGTTATTAATTACGGACCAGTGCTTAGAGCCGGAATAAGTTTTAGATTTAAAAAAGACCCTTGGCATCTTGTTGGAGAGTAAAAATGTTAAAATATAATTTAAAAATGGTATCTGACACCCCGCTGGAAGTAATGCCAAAAGAACTAGTAGATAGGATATTAGAGTGGCATGACAGTAAGAAACATAAACTTGATAATATTGGCGCAAGCACATTGGATTATCCTTGGGCAAGTTCACATATTAGAAATGACGTAGATATCAACGATCCTGTGAGAGTGGACAACTCAATTCCAGGAAATCCGTGGAATAATGAATTTGTTGTTAAATTTCCCGAAGCTTTGCATTATTTTAATCAATTGCCATTGACTTATATTGAAAGAATTGTATTATTAGAATCCACTAAAGAAGTTCTTAGCCATGTAGACCGTAGTAAAAGTCACGTGCCCGATGCTACATGTGAACCCGCTAGCTATCGAATGCATCTTCGAGGCTGTGAAAAGAAGGGTTTTTATGTACAAGGTAAGCCTATGTCCGAATGGGGCAGTAGACGTGCTATAGAGCCGGTTAGTGCAGGATTTACACATTTAACTAAACGTTTACCTAAGAAATTTTGGCAAGGAAAAATAGGCAGCTGGTGGCTATTAAATAATTTCTGTGCCCAACATGGATCTACCTACGAACCGGGTGATAACAAAGTTATTATTTCGGTACAAGGTACTATTGATTCAGTACGGCACAAAAAATTGCTAGAGAACAATGAGGACCGAGGATTGAATTGTATCAAGCACGAAGAACTATACAAATACGAAGAACAATATACTCCTGAAGAAAGACGTACATTTGAACATTTGATCAACGAAACAAAGTTTAATGAACATGTCTGGTAATTATTTTAAGAATATTGTTGCCTGCGGTGACAGTGTAACCCATGGCTATTATTTAGAAAATGACTATCATGATGAAACACACATAGTCAAATCTAATCAAGGATATCCAGAGATTGTGGCAGAAACACTGGGAGCAAGTATTGTAAATTTGTCTAAGCCTGGCGCCAGTAATTACTGTATTGCCAAGCAACTAGACTATGCGTTTACACTCCAACCAGACTTTATAATCATAGGACTAACAACTGGTATGAGGTTTGATTATACTACAGATATATTTGCAGATAAACACTGGAAAGATAATATTCCTACAATACAAGATTTTGACTACAGAAATCACAGCCGGTCCGAGCACACAAACAATCATGGCCTAATCGAATCACAGCCATTGAGCAGTATCGAAACTTATCATGATAGAAAAGATTTAGTAAACTATATTGCAAAATACATAGACATCGACATTAAGCGTGATCAAGACAGACATATCATAATGGGTATGTTATGGAAACTTGCCGTTAAAAAAATTCCGTATGTAATAGTCGACTGGACCGAAATGATTCTATATGAATATACCAGTCGCGCAGTTATAAGAGACTTAAAGTTATCCGAATATCGTAATCTATATCCCTGCGCCGATGGAGTACATTTCAATCAAGAAGGTCATCGCGCGGCAGCCGCAAGAATTAATAGATTCATAACTGCGTTCTTTCAGCTTAATAAATTAAAAATATGATACCTATAGAACAAATAATTTCAGTGCCATTGGATTTACCCAAGTTTGAGCCCGACAGCTGGACAGACTTTTGGCAAGTATGGAATGAAGATGCAAAAATTTTTAAACGTCATCATCCAGATGCAAATGGCAACGGACAAGTAGAGCCTGGTTGGAAAGGTTTCGTTTGGGAAATAACTGGTAACAAAGATATTCCCATGTTCACTACCACAATCAAAGATTACAGTGATGTATTTCCCAAGCTACGAGCACGGATTGATGCGCTGCCATTTACTACTCGTAGAATTCAATTTATCAGTAATTACAGAATAATTGGAGAACATCGCGACGGGTTATATCTTACCAAGGATACAATCGTGGGGCCAACAGCGCCCCGCATAATGTTTTATGATGCCAACACTGAGCCAACTTTTTACTATACTAAAAAAAGATTAGATGCAAAAAAATATTATCAAACACTACCAGAAGATACAAATTCATTTGCCTTTGATAATGATAGAACATATCATGGAGCAGTTTATGCTAATAGACTTAAAATTATGTGCAGTTTAGTAATCAGCGATATTGATCAACCAGCGTGGACTGCGCTATTACAACGGAGTGCAGAAAAATATCAAAGTTACTGCATCACACATTCATGAAAAATAATTTCATATATAAATATTTCGATAATTTACCCAAGGAACAAATACAACAAGAAATAGTTGCTTATCATCGGACAAAAAAATTTCCAATGCATTTTTATCCCACAGATATACCAGAATTATTATTAAATTTACCCACTATTAATACGTGGTTTAAGGAACAAGGACTTACTGTACACACATGTGCTCATTTAGTTCAACTAGCACATAGTAAGCAGGCTATACATGTTGATACTGGAAATCAAAATATTGCACTTAATTTTCCAATAGAAGTTATACCTGATGCATATACTGTATTTTATAAACTCAAAGGAATAATAGTAGAAAAATTCACTCCAGTTACTAATATAAAATATGCAGAATATATTGATCACGATCTAGAAGAACTGGGCAGATATGTACTCAAACAACCAACATTTATAAACATTAAACTACCACATTCTATTATTAATAAATCTGATTCAGATAGATATTGTTTTAGTTTTAGATTTAAAGAGGATCCGTGGCATCTAATTTAGATAAAATATTATTGTTGCGTAGTATATGGAGTTTTAGAGTGCATTGGACTTTAAATCCAAGATCCACTGCCTTGGATTTATTTTTAAATGCAATTTGCCAATTGTATGCCGCAGACAATTATATAGAATACGGTGCATTCAAAGGCGAGTCTGCGTTTTTTAATACGTCATTGACAACACATGGATATTTGATAGATAATTTTTCACAGGTAAATTATTACAGGGACTTTGATAAACAAAAAATAATTAATTATGATGTTGTTAATAGAAATATACAGCAATTATTACAAATTAATATGCAACTCATTGGCAATACTAATTATTCTATAATAGACATGGACGTAAAAAATAATGCAATAATAGATAAAGATGCTGGCGTAATTTTTTGGGACTTGTTTAATAAAAACAGAGATATTGAAGTAGATTGTCTTTTGAATGTAATCAACGATTGTATAACAAAATCAAAAAAAGTTATTATTATAGTTGATGACGCAGTACATGAACGCGGAGATGATAATATACTTTTTAATAGAAAATGGAAAAAAATTTATGAAAGTAGAATATCTAAATATTTCACTCCTTTAGCAGTAACAAGTAACAGGGTGTATCTTTCAAATTTTCAAGTCGACCCTGGATTTAATAAAATTCTACAATTATTTGAAAAAATAAAATATATCAAACAACAGCAACCATCCAAGACATCTGAATTATACGGTCAACCTATATATGATTCTATTATAGATTTTTCGTCCATGGAGTTTATTGAAAATGATCAGTTATGGGCAGACTTATCTAAATGCTTGTCAAATATATAAATTTAATTATAAATACATATAATGAACAATTTATCGACTATTAGTTATTTTATACCCAATCTGCCTAGGCTAGAATTGGATAAAGATAAATTTTGGGCTTGGTGGGACTGCGTAAACATTCCCATTAATAGAACACAAAAAGACAGCAGAGGAAACGGCAGTGGCTATAACGGTGAGTTTTGGGACGGCGTTACCATATGGCAAAAGCCAGACTATCAAAAAACTATAGTATGGAAAGTGAACTATCATCCCAATGAAGAGTTATTTTCGCAACTAATCAAAGATGTAATTAAAGCCTTACCCTGGTATGATGTGCAGGGATTGACATTGTGGTCAAACAAAATCGCAATTCCCATGCATCAAGATGGACTACCGCGTGATCCATTTCCCAGTGCTCCTAGAATTGCATTATTCGATGACTGTGAAAATAGAACTTTTTTTCTTTTTGAAAAAACAAAACTTAAGAAGTCCTTTCCTGATTTAACAACAGGCCCAAACTTATTTTTCTTCAACAACGAAAATTGTTTCCATGGTGCCACAGCACCTATTAACGGACGTAAAATTCTAATTAGAATAGACGGGCCATTAGTGGATACTGATGGATTTAAAGAATATATAAAATTACAACTAGAGCAAGGTGCTATACATGAGTGAAAAATTATTGTTTACTCGAAACCGTGTGAGGACTTGGGCAAATAAATTACATGATATTTCTGTTACAGATATAGAATCACAATGGGGTAAGTATTGTCTGACACCGCTAGATATTCCCAATGTAAATGTAGACGGTATTGCCGAATGGTTCTTTGACAGAAAGAAGCCGGTTGTCAAACGTGTGGCAGATATTGCTGGCGGCCAGCCCGGGCAAGGTGACTATAATAGTGTCGACATTAACCTGTCTTCGATTCCACTAAGTTACTGGACACGCAATGAAGAACATAATTTTTTAGAAGAGTTTCCTTACTTTGTTGATCAGTTAATGGATTTATTTCCTTTTAAAAAGATCCATATGTTTAGATTCTGGGAAAGTACCAAATCAATTGGTCTGCACAGGGATGACAATGATTTTAGAGATTTCCCTAATAATTTTAGAACGATGGTATACGATGAAAATCCAGATTCAACTTTATTCTCGGAAGAATGGTTACCTGATGCAACCGTTGCAACTGGCCAGCGTAAATTTATTCCCAGATTGTCAGAAACAAATAGTTGGGCTTGGAATAATTTAAGAACTAGGCACGGCAGCACTTATGATCCTAATTATAAAAAGATCTTGCTGATTGTCAGCGGATTTGAAATTGACGGAAATAAATACAATAGGATAATGCAACACAGTATAAACAAATATTCAGAATATGTTATGACTAGTGAAAGAGATAAAACAGATTATATTATACCAATAAGTGATCATGCACTAAAAAAATTAGAAAAATTATAAAGGAAGAACAATGGATCTAAGTAAAATAGGATATTTCATCCCGGACGTCGACCCGTTACTGCCGCATGACATGGACAAATTTTGGGATATATGGAAGCACTACAAAGAACCATTAACTAAAGTAAAAGCAGATGGTATTGAATCTAGCACAGGTAATGACTTAAAATCATTGTACGACGAGGCCAACTTTGAAGGTATGGTTACTTGGTTGAAAACAGATGCTTACCTAAAAGGCAGCACGTGGAAACAAAATGTAGTATTAGAACCCAGTCTATGGGATCCATATGTAGAAGCATTAGAAGAAAAAATGCCTTGGTATGAATGCGATTCTATTATACTATGGGCCGCAATTAAACCTGTATATTTTCACATAGATCCTGCTCCAATGGCGCCAGCACCAGTGGCTGTTAGAAGTTTAATATACGATACTAATCCAAGTCCTACATTCAAATTACGCCATGGACCGGCTGGCGAAGAACGTTATGTTCCATATAACGCAGAACAAAATTTATTTGCGTTTAACAATAGACATTTTTATCATGGCGCAGACTATCATCCTGAATATTACAAAATTTTAATGAAATCATTTGGCAGAGTTAAATATCCAGAATTGTTAGCAAAACAAATTAAAGAAACAAAAGAAAAAGGCTTTCCAATTTGGGAGGCAGAATAAATGGACAATATTTCAGAAGATAATTTAATTTGGACAGTATTAGATGCTCCAAAAATACAACCCAATGATTGGAATTTTTTCTGGGAACAATGGAAAAAATATTCAGGTGCAAGCCACATTGTAAAAAGTGATCCAGCTGGTAACATAGCTTCAGAAACATCTAAAGGTATAGATTTTTTCAAAGGCTTGAACATCTACGCTAAACATCCTGATATGTTAAAAGACAATCACTGGCAAGTACCATTTTTAGATTATCGGGAAATATTTCCAAATGTTATAGATGATTTACATAGTGCAGTACCGTGGGCCGAAATACATTTTTGTAGATTATGGATGAGCAATGTTCCTATTCCGTTTCATAGAGATCACACGAAAGAAGATGTTGCTCTTAGAGCAATGATATACAACGAAAATCCACGCGGTACATTTAAAGTATTCAAAGCGGCGGCCGGAGTTAATTATGTAGAATTACCAGAAGATTCAAATATGTTTGCATATAATAATGCAAAATGTTTGCATGGATCAGACAGGGAAGAAGGTGTTAATAAAATGATTTTATTAACAATTCATAAAACAAAAGATAAACAAGCAATGGAAGAGCATTTTAAACGTAGTGCAGGAAAATATCCAGGAAGGTTTAAGTACTCTTGATGTTTTTATTAATACGTGTTACAATAACAAATCGTTGTTCATTGCTGAGTTTAGGCCACTCGGCCACTTCTTCTTTGGTGCGATAACAACCAATGCAAATATTATTATCATTTAGCTTACAAATGCTTTTACAAGGATTAGGGATTAGTTTCATTTATGTATAAAAATCAAGTTACGACTTGGATCAAAGATGATGTATTGGATTCGATCTACGAAGATCTTAGAAAGAAACATTACATCAAAACAGGCCATCGTTTGTATAAAAATTACTCTGAATATCATATTCAGGAAGTTAGTGCCAAGAGTATTTATTGGGGTCATTCAGGAGAACCGGAGATTATCGCTAGTATATTAACAAGGCCTTGTTGGCCAGCCGGCATTTTTCGTATTTTAAATAGATTATGGAAACCTGCCATGCTGACAAATCCTATTTTTGAGATCAGCGAAGGTTTCGTTAAATTAATAGAAGATCAAATTAGTTGGTGTGAAATTAGAAAAGCCAAAGGTGCCTTTATGAGTAGACAAGGCGACACAGCATGGAGAGAATGGGCAATACACGAACTACAAAATAAAACAGATTTAAAATTTTATTTACCACCACAAAAGTTTTTAACCTGTGCCACCGAAGAACACAACGACTGTTGGCAAAAAATTATGTACTGCGGGGATGAAAGTGAATTAGATAACTGGAAGAAAAAAGAAGTTCCAGTTAAGCAGGGATTACGTCTTTTAGACATGACTGATTTTAAACAGCTAAAAGAATTAGTTGATTCAAAAAGTAATATTAAGGAAATTGTAGCAGATAATTTAAGTGATATATTGCAATATAGAGCTAGATGGATTGAAGGAATGCAAACTTATTATCTAGTAGACGGCTCAAAAACTCATTATCTATATGGATGGTACATTGACGGAATCTTAATAAGTTGCATGGGTTGGCGTTGTGATTTACCTGCTCCGTATAATGACGGCTGGGTAGTAGGAAATTTAAAAAGTCGGCCCGGGTATACCGTGAAAACAAATGGTATCTTAGAACTATGGAATAAAATGTTTGAAATCTGCGAAGGTAAAGGATTAACAAAATGGCACATGGTTATTCCAGTTTCAAATAGCAGAAGGTATCAGCTAGTAGCCGATCGTTATTTTAAAGAAATTGACAGTAGTTATGAATATGAGTGGTCTATTATTATTCCTCCGAATGAGCGTCCTACACAGGACTGGGTTTGGGGAAGTATAGGCAGAATTAAACTAAATACAGAGATAAGAGTAAGAACAGGCACAAAAAGAGCGTCTATGTTGTACCAAAATAGTAACTAAAATAGGAATAAAATGCGTAAACAATTAACTTTCGTTGATTTTTTTAAATTAACTTTTAAATATAAAAATTTATGGGCGGGCCTGATTCCCATGAATTTAATAGCCATAGCCGCCATTATATCTGTATTTAATGGTATGTGGGAAAATTTATATTGGCTGTATTTAGGTCTGGGATATTTTTGCATCATGATGCTGGGAGTTACTATTGGCTATCATAGATATGTTAGTCATAAAAGTTTTGAAACATATACTCCAATCAAATACATTATTCTATTCTTTGCTATGCTAGCGGGTCAGGGCAGTCCTATTTTCTGGACAGCGACACATCGAGATCTGCATCATCCCTATAGTGATGGCGAAAAAGATCCGCATAGTCCCAATAAAGGATTGATGACTAGCTGGTTTTTATGGCTTTGGAAGATAGAAGAAAAGGATATTAATTACAGACATATTATTGATTTATTAAAAAATCCAGTATATGCATTCTGTCACAAATATTATATGGAACTATATTGGACTGCAAATTTAGTAATAGCATTAATTAGTTTTGAATTTTGGATTTGGTTCGTTATAGTTCCTAGTTTTATCACTTTTCATAGCTACAGTATTACAAATTCATTGAATCATTTTAAAGTAATGGGTTATCAAAACTATGAATCCGGCGACAACAGTGTTAATAGTCCGTGGTTATTTCCGTTTGTATTAGGTGAATGCTGGCATAATAATCATCATGGCGACGTGCAAGCATATAATTTTGGACGAGTACGCTGGTGGGAAATTGATCCTAGCGGCTGGATAATTGATTTAATCAAAAAGAAAAGCTAACTAATGACACGCATAAAAATTTATAAGGAAGAAGTTCCTAATAATAGGCCCTGCCATGTTTGGATTGAAAATAATTACAAATTAATTGATAAAATGAACAAGTTGACTCCCAAGCACGACGGGAAACAGCTGACTAGGTTGAAGTTAGATTTTGATACTGATCAACTTTTATTAGATATTAAAAAAGCAACATACAAACACAAATGGTGGGGCTGGATTAATAAAAATAGTAGTACTGGATATTTAGAAGATAATAAAATTACCAGGATGTACGAAGGCAGAGACTTTTTAAATCGCGGCAGTTATTATGGCGGCTGGAGTATTAAAAATAATCCTATTTATTGCAGTAGTCATGGCCTTACTCCTGAAAGTGCCGGCATGGGAGAACTACCAAGTCCGATTAGTTGGTTCATTTTTTCTTCACTGGGCAGTGAAATTTTTAAAAAATTAGAACAAAGTCAGAAATTATTACCGCTGACTCGTGTTGCTGTAGAAGAAGGTTACCAGCAAGTTCTAAGATTATTAGTTCAATCAGAACTTATTACTGCTGAACAAGCAGAATCTATAAAATTACCTGTCGAAGAAAAATTAAGTCCCCATCATCAAGAAAAAGATAGTTATTACGATACATGGAGTTTTACCAACTGGACTGATGCCGCAACAGAAAGCGGAGTTCGCACTCTAGCTGAAAGTGCTAACTGTCAATTACTCAGAAGTCGAGTAGCATGGCAACGCGGCGCATTTAGAGATTATAGAATTGCTAACAAGGAGTACGAAAATAGAAATGATCGATGGACTTGGCACAGCGATGAACCCATAGTTCATAATACTCGTGTTATTATCCCTGTGCAAACTACCAATGCATATGCCATGGAAATTGCAGAAAATGGACCGCGTGTTCCTGAAAAAGGATATGCTTATACATGGGATACTAACATTGTACACAGACAAATACAAATTGATAACACAGATAAAACAGATCGAATCTATGTTATTCTTGGATTTAATCCATGGTTCAACTGGATTCCAGAAGAACAAGCATGGGAAAGCAATGACTTCTATGGTAAAATGCATCCTTTAGATATGATGATGGACGGACTAATTTTGCCAAATGTTAAATTTGATAAGGTAATAGAATGAACGGCATAGGCGGAAAACCTTTTATTAACTGTGAACAATTTCTAGATATTAAAACTTTAGAAGACCTAAATCTATCTATTTGTACAGGTATTGCGGTCAGTGATATTAAAGCAGGTGTATACGGACCGGGCGTTGAAAATGCAGAACGTTATGGTAACTTCATGAAAATGAAAAATCAAATGTTGTCTGATCAAACTGAAATAGGTCAACGATGGAAGCGTATGACTCACAATCAACAAAATATATTTGCTAAATTATATTTTCATCTATATAATCCCAGTACAGTTTGTTATCTAAGGGAACCTGCAAAAGGCACAGATCCTATACTTGCTTACATGAGAAAAGGCAGTGAAGATTCCTACGAATGGACTAATAATATTAAAAATTTTCCCGAGCTAAAAACTTGGCTGGATAGTTTGATAGGCACAGTATTTGAACAGTACGGTCGTATATTATTCTTTATTCATGAACATGACTGCGGTTTGTTATTGCATAAAGATGGAATGAAATATGTGCCGCATAAAAGCGAGTTTTTGTGGGTCAATCCCACAGGCTTAAAAAAGTTTTATATATATGACGAACACACCAGTATAAAACATGACGTGTATCCCAAGGCAGTATTTTTCAATGACTTGGATATGCATGGCGGAGAGCCTACCAGTCAAATGACATGGTCGTTAAGAATAGATGGTGTATATACTCAAAAATTTAGAGAAAAATTGGGTATAGATCATTTGTTAAATTATTAAGAATTTATAACTTCGATTTCAATTTGATAACCAACGCTATTGGTTTTTAATTCTAATTGTTTTTTAGTATATGTGTCAAGTAATTTGTTCTTAATACCTAATGCTTTCTCTTCATCTTTTTCTTCGATAATTAAAGTAGTAATCCAATTTACTTCCTCGCCTATAGGTTTAGTCTGAGTTACCTTAATAGGAAAACTTCTAAAGGTATCAAAAGATAAAATTGCATCGTCAATACTTTGGCCGCCCGTTTCTATCAAGTGCTCGGTGGCAGATTTTTTCTTACTGGGATTAAATGAACTAGGCAGGGTATCATCCCAGTTTGGACCTCCAAGCCATTTAACATTAATAGTGTACATAAATTTCCTTTCTATTCTTCATAAATTTATTTATGATATATATTCTTAGAATTAGTTGACATTAAACTAATGTTAAGAAATCTATAACCAAATGTGTTCTGGGACTTGTGCCGTTGTTTTGTACTGAATGCCGCATTAAATTATTAAGAATAAAACATTCTCCCGTGTCAAAATGACGTTTTTCGTCATTACATGTAATGTAGCTTTCGTTGTTTGTTTCTAATACCAAATGAACTCTTGTAGTTTCTTCTACAAGTCGATGGCCATCTATATGACTTTTAATTTGTGTATTCGATGTTAGTGTGTTGATTTCCACTCCGTGTGTATAATATTGTCGCTGATTGTAATTGTTCAACGCAGTCATCATTTTTGTAGCCAATGGCACAATTAGATCTCGTACATTACGACTAAACTCCATGCGTTCAATGCTGTTATCAAGTCCAAGATGCCAAAACAGGCCGGCCCAATTGGCATCAGTGTTTTCTTCAGGATTGATACAGCCATTTGCCAATCGTATATATTTAGATTCGGCGAAGTCAGCTCTTCCTTTGATGTTCGGAGTCAGTAAATGTTGTACTGCCGGATCACTGATGTATGCTAAAAGATTGTTTATTTCTTCTTTTGTAATATCAACGGTCAGTGATTGAAAAGGAACGTTCAGCTTGACATTGGATTTCAAATAATTAAGCGTTTTAAATAATAGTCCAAATTCCATAACATTATTTATAACAATAAATAGACTACACTATTAATTGACATAAAGTAAAAGATGTTGTATAATAGACTTTGTTAAGCAGTAATTCATTGTAGTCATTGTTTACCAATAACTAGTTGGCCAAATCTAATTGACATAAATTGGATTCTGTGTTATAATAGTTCTATGTTAAGCAATTAGCATTGTTCTTTAAAAATTTATCCCACATATGAAACGCTGTGAAGCGTCATTCATATGTAAATGTATTATAGGTTACCTACACCGTTAGGTACTTAAGGCGAGGACAGTGAGGCCGCTCACGCTCAATATAAGTATATGAAACAGGAGCGCAAGCTCTGGAGATGCGACGGAGTATGTAGGAAGTAATGACCGTACAGGCCCTTGACGGAGACGTTCCCCTGGGTAGACATAGATGTACAATGGTTCCTATAGTATTTTTACATATGAATGCCCAGGTGACGGAATTGGTATACGTGTTGGTCTTAGAAGCCAAATTTTGAGAGTTCGAGTCTCTCCTTGGGCACCAAGTTTTGTGGTAAGGAAAGTAAAAGGAGAATGGGAAAGTTATTGACTAATCAATAACCGGATACCTCACCTGCCATGTTTTAATTTTGAGAGCCACATCGCCTGGACACTTCCTTTGGTAACAAAGCACTAGGTCCTGCAACCGTGGCTCTCCCCTTTTTAATTTACACTAAAGTGTGACTGCGTCACTGGCAACAGTGAGAGGCCTGTTCTAGCTACAGGACATTAGTGTGAGTTGATATCATAAGTAAGTACATTGGAGCATTGGCCGACCGGTTAAGGCAACAGATTGCTAATCTGTCATTCAGCAATGGGTGAGTAGGTTCGATTCCTACATGCTCCGCCAAAGTAAAAGGTTAATATGACAACTAACGAAATAATTGAAAAAGCCTATGGGAATATTCCTAAAGAAGTTGGCATGAGTTTCGATTTGTCATGGATACCTACACCACGTGGTGTTAAGTACTACTGGTTAGTTCTAGTAAGAAAATTTACAAGATAATCGGGTCGTTAGCTCAGTTGGTAGAGCGTCTGCCTTACACGCAGAATGTCGGCAGTTCGAGCCTGTCACGACCCACCAAATTATTCCTCAGTAGCTCAGTTGGTAGAGTAGCGGACTGTTAATCCGTTGGTCGCTGGATCGTGCCCAGCCTGAGGAGCCAAGTTTTTATAATGGGGGTGTAGCTCAGTTGGGAGAGCGGTTGCTTTGCAAGCAATAGGTCGCAGGTTCGATCCCTGTCTCCTCCACCATTTTTCGGAGCGTTCGTCTATCGGTTAGGACACTGGCCTTTCACGTCGGTAAGAGGAGTTCGATTCTCCTACGCTCTACCAAACATGCCAAGTATCGTTGGCTACTCTGACCCAGAGGATGAAGTGCAGTGATGTGTACGGGTGGTTCGAGCAAGGGCCTGCCCCCAGCAATGGGGATGGTAAATCTGCTCCGGCGCAAGCCGCAGTTAAACCGAACTGGCGTTAGCAATACGAGAACGGTCCCTGTCGGGAAGCGGGTGGAAGGTACGTGTGATGGGTATGATAGCGTCATATCTTGATGTACTACAATTACCGCCGGGGGATGCAGAGCATATTGAAACACATTAAAGATAGGGTCGTAGCGGTTCAATGAACTTGAGTACATACCAAGGTAGTTAGTGTGTTTCAATATGTCCTGGCAAAACGCAAATTGACATAAAATGACATCTATAGTATACTACAATCTTAGTACAAGGAGACATAATGTCCAAAAGAGAGATAACTGTAGAAAAGTTTAAAAACAAATTTACAGACGTAGTCCGCCATACCAAAATGGAAGTGGTGGACATCGTCATTGCACTAGAGAAAATGGATCCCACTAAGAACTTGCAGTATGTTCCTTGGCTGGCCAAACAACTAATCAATAACCAATTTAAGTTTGAGGATACAGAAAGAGTTAAAACTGTATTAACAAATTTTGACAAGCTAAAACCTCGTTTGGCTAAGCGAGACATTAACCAATTTAGTTTTTATGAGCTAGATGAGACCATAGATAAAGTTCTCAATCCTGAGATTAAGGAAGTACTAGTAACTAAAACTGTAAAAGAAGAAGGTGCCTTTCCAATTATTAAAAACACAAAGATATTGTACAATGGTCCTTTTGGCCAGTTGGCCAGTCCACAAACCGCTACCGCCGCAAGACATTTGGGTGCAGGCACAAAGTGGTGTACTACACAGGCAACTTTCTTTAAAGACTACACTGAGACCAGTGATTTATATGTTTGGAGAGACCGCAATGGTAGCAAGTACCAATATCAGATCCAACATGACTATGCTAACAGAATTACATTATATGATGCCCGAGATAGAAGATTAGATTGGGCAGAGCAACAAAAATTTGAAGAACATCCTGTACTTGGTCAGATTATAAAAAACCAAATAAAAGCATACACAGATTATCTGTTTAAGCAAAAGAAGGCACAACACGAGCAGGACCGACTCTACGACATGGTCAAATATGTTTTAGATGAAACGGGCATTAACATTAAGCACGTTAAAAAGATTAACTCCTATGCTGGCGGCATGGAAGGCTTTTGTAAAGACCTGTTAGCTAAAAAGTATGACCTAATAGAGCCGCAGATGGCCCTGGGTCCACGTAGTAGCCAAGAATATGCTATGTTTATTAAAAAGGCAAGATGGGTAGAACAGGAACCTCTCATTGCTAAACATGCAGTAAGTTGGACAATGTACAGTAGAGAAATACTGGGCACTAACAATATGACAAAGGCAGGCCGTACGCAACGAGATAAGATGCGTAAGGAAGTGTTAAAGACAATTGGTCTCAAACTTACTTCTAAAATGAAGAAACTTCCACAATGGTGATATAATGGCAACAAGAAAAACACAAACACAAACACAAACACAGACTAACATAGATCTCGACAACATCTTTAAGACAGGCACAGCCCGTCCCATCGTCAAGCACACAGAAAAACCCAAGGTTAAACCTGAGGCAAAACAAGACAATCCTAAAGTTGTAAAAGTTAACAAGGCCAGTGTTAGTAAAACATTGGCGGCCACAGGTAAAATTAAACCTACCAGGGCCATGCAGGATGTGCTAGGTAAGATGTTAGACATCAAACTTGATGCCGACCTGCCGTCATATAACGCTAGTATTGAGCAACAGCCTGTAAAGACTGTGCAAAAACAGACTAGTAGTGTTGAGCCCGAGACACCTGAGATGGTACCTGTAGTTGTAGTTAAGACTACAACATTAGCAACAACAGCAGAATACGCATTACGCAAGGCAGGCTACTTGGTACCAGACTTCCATCAAGTGGCAGCACTACCAGGTAACGTCAAAGACCAAATTAGACAGCTGGGGCGTAGTGTCTTTAAGACTATGACAACGACACCTACTAGCAAAATCTTTGTAGTAGCTAACTTGGGCGGCATGGGTCCTAACACAGACAGAGAAGTACAAAGTGTGGCAGATTGGGTTAGACAGCATGGCCAGGACTATGGTGATGGCAGCATTAACTTTGATAGGTCTATCCCGGGCTATGAGGCGGAGACACACATGTACACAGCCGCAGGCATTACATGGTTGTTGGTCAAGGACTTTGCAGGACAATACATTTATGCTTGGCCAGAAAAAGAAAGTGTGTTTAGAATAGAAGTTAACAAGTTATTGCAGAAGTGCATAACTTAGGTAAGTTGGTCTCATAGTATATCGGTTAGTATAATGGCCTGTCACGCCGTAGGGACGAGTTCGATTCTCGTTGAGACCGCCAAATTTTTAAAGGAATTAATATGTTAGTAGATAGACGAGAGTTGTTAGAACATGATGTTAGGAAGCTACACGCAGAGGCCGCAGCCATGTATTTTGACATTGTAACTCATAGTAAAGATGTACACAATGCAGAATACCAGGCTCTTAAAGAAAAAATCTCTAGCTTAGAGTTCGACCTTAATGTAGTTAATAGACTGATTGCACAAAGTCAAAAATAATTTAAAGGAAATATAAAATGGCATACGATCCAAGAGCAGTTAAAATCCCCAAAGCAATTAGACGCTTTGCGGCCTATGAAACAGATCCACACAAGCGTGGTGAAATTATGAGAAGTTATGTAAAAGTGTTTGAATCAGACTTGCGCGGTAACAAGCGTGGTCCAAAAGACAAGTAAAGATTAAAGTTTTTTGGTAGTATATCCACAAGATAACTACCCGGAGAAAAGAAAGAGATGAGAACTAACACCGTTATCGCTTCATGCGATACCGAACAAATTATTGGCTGGCGCCTTGAAAACGCCTCGTGCCTGTGTGCTCCAACCCTCGGGATATGACAGAATTGTGTCTTGCTCCTGGATATACACAGGTCTCTGTGCCTTGTGCATTGTGACTTGTCAGGATTTTAGTTAAAGCTAATCCGCATGTTATTTGTCCAGTTGGTTACTTTCTTTCTTGACTCTGTTTTTATTTTGTTGTATAATTATTTAAAGGAAATATATGAATATCAGTCTACGTAAAGCCAGTGTATTGCAGAACAGTATCAATGATGTCGTCAAAGGCATCGACCTTAAAGGTCAAGTTAGTCTAACGGAATTCCATGATCCAATCATGGAAATTTATAAAGCTACGACTGTGTTTAAAACTAATTTGAATCGTCGAGATTCTTTGGTTAAAGCACTGTATGACATTCGCAAGCAAGTCAGCGCAGTTAACAGTCGTGTGGGCATAGACGACAAACTCACAGAGATTGCTGGTCTTGAAAAGCAAATTCAGAACTACACAGAGTTGTCTGGCTTTGCAGTTCGCGAACAAGAAGCAGTTGTGTTGGGCAAGTTGGACAAGATTAAAAATCGTAAAGAAGAAGGTCGCAGTATCTACGGTTACGAAAGCACAGTGGCCACTAGTGTGTTCACTGAAGAAGACATCAAGGGCTTTAAAGTTTTTGTAAATCTGGCCAAGAAAGCTAAACAACGTCTTCAAGACGAAGTTCTGGAATTGAATGTGCGTACTGACATCGGTCTAAGTGTAGACACGGTTCAAATATTGAAGTCAGAAGAATTATTATAAGTATTGTTCGAACATTTCAATTGATTCTGCCATAGTTAATCTAGTATTATCTTGTTTTTTTAATACTAAACTTAGGCAGTATCTGGGTTCTTCAAAATTATGTATGTTATGAGGAATACCAACTTGAACTATACTAGGAAAATTTACTGGCTGTTTATCGATTAAGTCAACTTGGTCGATCTTATAATCTATATAAAAACTATCGGTTGAGTTGAGTTCTGCACTATTCGATATATTAGGTTTTTGTTTCCACCAATACATTAAACTGTTTTTGCCGCCGAATACATAATTGAGTTTGATATAATCTCCGCCTGTGTCATCGAGATGTATTGTACTAAAACGAAAAGGACGATTGTAAAATAATTCTACCCGGCCAATGGTTAGATTTAAAGTTTTTAAAAATAAAATTAAATCATTGTTAATATCGTCAATTGATATTTTAATATGATTGTGTGTGCCATATGAGTTTATATTTAAATCCTTTCTCAGAGGACTTATGTCTAGATTTATATTAAGACAATTAATCATAAATATATTTATCGCGGGGTACGTCAGTTGGTAGACTATCAGGCTCATAACCTGGAAGACGGAGGTTCGAGTCCTTCCCCCGCAACCAATTATAAACTGTGAATATAATCTAAAGCAGAATCTAAGTTAGTAAAGTACAGCATTTCAAAGTCATTGCTAAAAATATCTTTGACAATGATATAGCAGATGCCTTGCTTGCTTAGACTTACATGAAAATGTAGGCCTGCTTCGGTGACAATGTCATAGGATTGCATAGTAGTATTTAATCAAAGAAAACCCGGTTACACTTTGACGTCTAAAGTGGGTAGGGCAGTTACCATAAAGAGTGCTAGGTATGTAGTGCTATGACCATCCGTGCTCTGTTGTGGAGTGGCGGGAACGCATTAGGTAAGGTATAACACCTGCCCAAAAGAATAAATGTTATGGACAGAGTAACAGCTCAGTTTAGGGCCTATGTGGTGTAGGTAGCTAAACACTTTATTATAGCATATTGTAATCAAATGAGTGTGCAATGTCTGCTGAAGTGTGCTATAATAAAGTATGCGGGATTAGTTTAATGGTAAAACAGCAGATTTCCAATCTTCGGTCAAGAGTTCGATTCTCTTATCCCGCTCCAATTTATTAAAGGATTCATCATGGCACATGAAGCAGGCAAAGGTTCAATTCCCAGGCCATTTAGTATCGCGCAAGAAGAGTACAATTCTAGATGGGACGCTATATTTGGTCGCGATTCAAAAAAAGAAAAACAAGAAGACGTATTGTCCGACGACAATCGTTTAGATTCTAAATTTGATAAACTAAAAGAAGAAAATTAAAATGTTACATTTAATTCAAAATCTCAGTGATAAATTTGTCGACTTGATTGGTCAAGATCCAGTGCGTCCACACATTCCCCGGACAGAGCGTGTTGGTGCAAACAAAGATATTTTTGTAACCAGAGACGAGAATGACAATGTGCAAGCAATTACCTGTGTCAGTTATCAACTAACTGTGCCTTGTTCTGAATCCGAATTATTTGAAACCTGCAATGAGCCCAAAGTTGCTGTATTTTATACTATTTGGAGTTATGCACCGGGCGCAGGGAAAAAATTAATCTTTAATGCAGTAAAACATATCAAAGAAAATCAAAAAACAATTAACAGATTCGTAACGCTGAGTCCAAAAACTGATATGGCTAGAAAATTTCATATTAAAAATGGAGCCGTGGTTTTTAGAGACAACGAAGAATCTGTTAACTACGAATACATAAACAACGAAGTCGAAAGTTAAGTAAATATATATTCGGAGTGTAGCGCAGTCTGGTAGCGCACCTGGTTTGGGACCAGGGGGTCCAAGGTTCGAATCCTTGTACTCCGACCAAGTTTAAGAGCAATTTAAATAAATATTGTTATGAATTACAAACGAATCATCAACAATGCTCTTGCGTCTAACACGCAATATCTACCCTATGTACAACTCAGTGCTACAGCACTGGTTCTACTCTATGCATTACTTTTACCACAAGTTGGTTCACTGTGGTTGTTAAGTGTGCTAATGTATGTGGGCATAGGCGGCCTTGGAATCAGTATAGGCTTTCATAGACTATTAACACACAAAAGTTTTAAGACCAGTAAATTCTGGGAATACTTTTGTGCCACATGGGGTGCGCTAGCTTTTACTGGCAGTGCAATAGGTTGGGTAGGCATGCACAGGGATCATCACAAGTACAGCGACAAGCCCGGTGACCCACACAGTCCCATGGTCAGTGGTCCCAAGATGTTGGTAGCTGCCTATGACTATGAGCCAAACAAATGGAAAATACGACACTTGATTTTTGACAAGTATCATATCTTCATGCACAAGTGGTATTTTGGTCTGCTATTATTATGGACAATATTCTGGGCCGTCATAGATCCTGTGTTGGCCATGCACGTTGTTGTCATCCCCGCGGTGTTCAGCGTTTGGAGTAGTACAACTAGTAACTATATGAACCATCGCTGGGGTTATAAGAATTTCGAAACCAGTGACAACAGTCGCAACCTTTGGATCAATGCTGTGTTCACATTTGGCGAAGGATGGCACAACAATCACCATGCACGACCAGGTAACTATGACTTTGGATCTGGCACCAGCGGCAAGTGGTGGGAATTCGATCCTGCTGCCAGAGTCATTGAATTAATTAGACGATGATATTTGGATCCACAAGTAGAAATATAAATCTACTAACTATTTTTGTTTTTATTAACAGCGTAGTTGGATTGTTTTTTGTTGATTACACATTAAACAACATACTAATCATGTTAACAAGTTTTTATGTTTTGAACATCCTAGGAGTATGGATGACATTTCATAGATATTATAGTCATAAAAGTTTTGCACTAAATCCCGTGCTTAAATGGCTGTTCTCTGCTATTGCTTTATTAACAGGTCGCGGCAGTATTTTAGGATGGGTTTATTTGCATAGACTGCATCATGCATATAGTGACCAAGACAAAGATCCGCATAGCCCGCATAATTTAGGATATAAATTATTTGGCTTTGGACACATGAAACAACAAGAGGGTGAAATGAAGATATTCTTAGTTAAAGAATTAATGACACCGGCTCAATTGTTTATACACAAATGGTACATGCTTTTATTACTGCCTGTGATTTCTGTATTAGCTTTAATAGATCTGCAATTATTCTATTGGGCTTGGCTAGTTCCTGCCATGCTAATACAAATTAGTACCAGCAATTTTAATTATTTTGGTCATAGGTTTGGTTATCGTAATCACGAAACAAAAGATCATAGTAGAAATAATGCATGGCTTTGGCCCATTATACTGGGCGAAGCATGGCACAATAATCATCACAGCGATGCAAAGAATCCCAGCACAACATATAAATTCTGGGAAATAGATCCTTTGGCATGGATGATTAAACTAGTATGTACAAAGTAAAAAAATACAATAAATTAACCAAGTCAGAACTAAAACATTTTTGGGATACTATAGAATCGGAATGTCAAAAAGATTCCAGTCCTGCCATGGTCAATATGCACAGCAAAACTTGGCGAAATGAAAATAATACTCTGCGCTATATATTGGAAGTGGACGACAAATTCAATCTCGGTGAATACTTTGTGTTGTTTGACGATGAACTACCTGTGGCCAGTGGCGGAGTTTACTTCAGTGAATGGACTGATGATATCGCAATGGCGGGTATCAGAACATGGGCACACACTGAACATAGAAACAAATTATTGGTCGCTGAATACATTCTTCCCGCATGTAAAGCATGGGCAGTTGAAAACAAATGTAAATCTATTACGTTGACATTTAATGATTACAATAAAAATTTAATCAAAGTATGTATTAGAACTCGTGCCGGTGAAAGTGCTACTAGAATTTCTGGCAGAACTCCGCGACGATTATTCTATAATGGTGCAAATGTACTTGACTTTCCTTTGGAAATCAACTATACTAAGCAATGGCTGATATACGAAAAGTTAGACAGTGAATTTTTATTTAATTGGGAAGAATTTAAATGGCGGGACAAGATGAAGATAGTAAAGAGAAAACTGGGTTAAATTCCAGCCCTGCTCGCGGCTCTTTCCACATCGACAATTTAATCAAGCATGTAGAAAATGGTACAAAGTCTGCCGAAGCCGCCGAAGAAATGTTGGACTTTTATAAATCGCATGCCGAACTACGTCAAGAACTAGAAGCCACAGAACAATGGCGCGAAGATAACATGGAGTACGATCTGCGTAGTAATACTTGGATCTGTGACAAAGTCAAAGGCGATGATGTTTATGCACAAAACTTATATGCCGCCATGTGTAACAATGACTTTCAACGCAATGACATGATACCTATTCTAAAAGATCAAAAATGGAGTTGTAGTTGGAGACATGCCGGTGGTATTATTGCAGACATGCAAGAAAAAGGTGACTACATTGACTGGTACTGTAGCGGTATAAAAAATGCTGGTCCAATAGAACAAAGTGAATGGGATAATTTAACTTTGGAACAACAACTACGATACAAGGAAACAGAAGCCTATGTATCGGAAAGTGTGGTCACTGACGAAATTCGCAGTGACTTAAAGAAACTAGGTTGGCTAGTTTTGGTAGATAACAACGAAATGGAAATATAAAATGGCTAGAATTACCAGTGAAAAAGCAGTGGAAGCAGTGGGAAACAGATTTGATCTAGTGTTGATCGCTAGTCAACGTACCCGAGAATTGAAGCGTGGCGCTATGCCAAAAGTTTCAAGTAAAAATAGCGCAGTAGTAACAGCATTGCGTGAAATCGAAGCAGGCCACATAGGTCGTGATTATTTAAAACGTATTAGATAATCAAATTTATCTTCTGATGACTTGTGCATCTATATAAATATTGTATGAGATCATCAGAAGATAAAGAATTGCTAGTGTCCAGATTCACTGACACTATCTATGTAGAAGAATTTCTACAGCCTGAAGAAATCCAGTATCTAGTCGAGTTGTTTGATAACTCAAACAACAAAATTTACAAGAACACAGGACCAGTGACCTGCGATTCTATTATGAAAGATCCTATTCTAGAATCTATAGTAGAAAGACTCCGACCTTTAATTGGTGATTTTAAGATTTATTCTGCGGCATTCTTTAATGTAAAAACGCCGCATATCATACACAATGATGACGAGAAGTCATTTCCTTTGACTTATAAAGCAATTACATTGCCATTGAAATTAGAGTATTTTGTGGTTTCTACAGAGCTACCCAGTCTATGTATCTTTGATCAGTATTACTTGGAAGGACCAAGTAAATTTTTTAATGGCTCCAATAATATTCCTACATATTATAATCAACAAGTCTACGAATACTCTCAAGTACAAAACAAATCCTTGACTGGTATCAGTGCCAATGACATGCAGAAATATCTAACACATATAAAACCAAATTGGTTACATGGACTTAGTTTAAATTCGATTCATGCATGGAAGCCGGGATCTGCAATTATATTCGATGCATTAAAACTTCATTGTGCCAGCGACTTTAGACAGCGCGGCATTATCAGCAAACTGGGTATCAGTATTTTTACATACACTGATTAATTTTACAAAAATAAAATTTTACTGTCGTTGACATTTTTTGCGGCATCTTCATAATCTTGGAATACTTTTATGTAGGTAAGGTCAAACAAAAGACTTGTTCTTTTACCTACATAATTATCCACTGCATGTATCGCTGAATTATTAATTAGATACCATTTGTTAAGATCAAATTTATATCGATTTATTTCTGTCAGTTCACTTTTTTCAAACATTCTAGCAGCCACGGTATTACTAATATCCTTTTGTTTGTAAAATACAGTATCAGCCGCGCCTTCTACTACATAGATTATACTCATCTTTCTAAAGGTATCTGTATGCGGCGGCAGTTCGTTGATACTTCGTTGCAGTGTTATATATTCTAAAAATTTTCTATTAATTTTGTGACCATGAAAAATCTCATCAAGGAAATTCATATGCTCTGGCCATTTCTGCAATTGATAAGATCCAGCCGTTTCAACTTCAAAATCATCCTGAACCATACTTTTACCCTGTTCTATTCTTTTGAACCTTTTTCCGTAATGCTTGTACTGTTCATAATGTTTGATTATTTTTTCAGAGACTTCTGTGCCCAATGGCGGCCAGTTTAACTCAATGGCATTATTCATATAAATCAATGCCCGTGTTTAAGATTTGCAATCAATTTAGATACATTGTCAGTGGTAAACGGTACATTGAGAATCAGATGTATGCTGTTGTCGACCCAGCTAATTGTTCTATGTGTTCGTCTAGTGTTAATGTAATAAGCCCGGCCTTCTTCAATTTGGAGTTTTGTATCGGTGCCGATTATCCAGTCATAGTCATAGGTTCCGCAATTTTTTAAAAACACTGCAATTCTAAATGTTTCTCTTGGTATTTCAGGATGGTCCCTGTGTGGAGTAAAATATCCGCCCATGTTACTTTTTACTAAAAATGTTCTGCCCAATGGAGAGAATGTATCCAATAAAGGATGTAAACTGGGACAATTTTGGTAAACTTCTGTGTGGTGAGAAAACTCTTTCTCAAATACTTTTCTACCGGCAGCATGACTGGCCTGTGCTTGGCTGGGATTATCCTGATGTGTTTTGCCTTCAAGGTTAGTAACCGCTAGACCTTTTCTATTATTAAGTCTATCTGCTCTTGGCAAATAATCTACCCAGTCACTGTCAAATTTCGCAATTTCACGATTGAACTGTCCTGGATCTATAAAAAAGTTTAAAGATTCAAAGTCTCCCAGTGTTAATAACGCTAATTCATCCGTGACAGTTTCTTGGCTAATTGTGGCGCTGTTATATTTGGTGGGTCTTCTCACAGCATGTTTTTTACCTACAATAATATTTTTGTTATTCATATTATAATTTATTATCTCTATTCAGAATACAAGATGCACATTGCGATTATCAATCTCACCGATACTACCTGCAAAAGACTGTTATTGTGATAAACGACATTAGAGATTCGACTATCTTGAATAAATATCAATATGCATATACAGTTTAAATCAATGTACCCTGAATTCAAAGAAATAGTGGATCAATGTATATATCTAGGCAAGCAATACGCTGATTGGCCGAATAACGAAGACGGCCAGCTGGCTATTCAAACAGATGATCCAAATATAGATAACTGGACTTCTGGAATAGGAAAAAGTGTTGCAAAAACTCCCGAGTGGGAGCAACAATTTAAATATATTCAACCAAGTTTAATTGGCACGCCCGTAGATAAATATATCAAATGGCTAGGTATTCCCGTTTATCGAGCAAGAATTATGTTATCTAAATCTAAATCTTGTTACAGTGTTCATAGTGATCACAGTCCAAGATTGCATTTACCGTTGATAACTAATAAGCAATGCAATTTTTTAATAACAAATCCGATACAAATGTTTCATCTACCAGCAAATGGAATGACAACTTGGATTGATACAACTAAACCACATACTTTTATGAATGGCAGTTTGGAAAATAGATTACATCTAGTAATGATAACAAAGGAATAATATGATCACAATTACAGAAAACGTTGATACAAAAGTATCGTCAATCTTAAAAGAAGAAAATGATCCTACCGCAAGTCTACGAGTATTTGTGCAAGGCGGCGGCTGTTCAGGAATGAGTTATGGCTTTACTTTGGAAACTGAACAAAATGAAGATGATTTTGTCATCGAACAACAAGGAGTAAAATATCTTGTTGATGCAATGAGTATGCAATACTTACAAGGTTCTGTCATTGATTACAAAGAAGACATTGAAGGTTCAAACTTTGTAATTAAAAATCCCAATGCAGAAACCAGTTGTGGTTGCGGCAGTAGCTTCAGCGTATGATGGTCAGTAAAATCACTGAAGCAGTGATCTACGAAAGTCCGGATGGTGGCGAAACCATCTATGTGCGAGAGTCGGGTAGTAGTCAACGACAACTTCACGTCCAAAGTCCGCGAGCAGTTAGTCTTCATGAACAACTAAAAGAAGATAAACTTTGGGGCGATATACGCAGAGTTGCCAAAACCAATTCCGCATTAAAACACGCATTAGACGAAGCTATTCTAATCTATACTTTATCAAAATAATTGACATAAAATCTCTTCTGTAGTATAATATACAAATATTACTGGAGAACCTATGAGTATGCATCTTCATCACCCTAGCCTTAGCTACAACGGCAAGAAAAAAGGCAAGGTTAAATTTGCCAGTGCGGCAGCAAAACACAAGGCGGAACAATTGGACAAAGAATGGAAAGAACTCCAGGCTAAATGGGGAGTAGACGCAGAAGAGAAAAAGCGTAAGCGAGCGATGTCTGCCGAACCTTTGGATTATAAACTGTCTGCACCTGTGGGCAGAGAAACACAAAAGATTGCCAGTCGAGACACTGGACATAGTGGTGCAGTTAAAACTAAAGGTATTCCACAATATACAGGTACAAAAGTTTTGGGTATCGGTACTATGCATAAAAGTAATGCTGTTCCAATTTTCAGTAATGAAGAAGCCATTGCAATTTCATCAATGCGCCGATAAATAATAGTTAAGAGGAAATATAAATGACTTATGTCGTAACAGAAAACTGCATTAAGTGCAAACACACAGATTGCGTGGCTGTTTGTCCAGTAGATTGCTTCTACGAAGGCCCAAACTTTCTAGTAATTAATCCCGACGAATGTATCGACTGTGCAGTGTGTGTGCCAGAATGTCCCATTGATGCAATTTATGCTGACACTGATTTACCAGAAGATCAAAAAGTCTTTATAGAATGGAATAAAGAATTGAGTAAATCTTGGAAGAGAATTACTAAACAAAAACCCGCCCTGCCTGATCACGAGGAATGGAACGGTAAACCCAACAAACGTGATTTATTAGAAAGGTAATTGAAATGGAATTTGCAATTTATAGAAGTGCCACTGAAATTAATTCAGCCATGGGCCGTGTTTATGGACACATGAGTCTAGCAGTTATCATCAGCATGATTGTTAGTTATTTTGTAGGAACTACTCCTGAACTATTAGAATTTTTCTTTACAGGCGTATTGAAATGGATTGTAATCTTTGCGCCACTTGTTGCAATTTTTGCAATTAGTTTTGCCATGGAAAAGGTAAACAAACAAGGTGCTCAACTCATGCTCTATGGATTTTCAGCATTAATGGGATTGAGTTTTGCTACAATCTTCGCTATGTTTACTATGGGTAGTATTGTAAGTGCATTCATGGGAGCCGCAATTTTGTTTGCTGTGATGAGTGGATATGGCTATTTTACCAAACGTAGTTTGGATAGTGTTGGCAAATTTATGTTTGTAGGTTTAATTGCTATTGTCATTGCCAGTATTGTCAATATCTTCATCGGTAGTACTGTTATGCAGATGGTGATTTCAGCATTGGCTATCATCATCTTCCTTGGATTAACTGCTTATGATACACAAAAGATTAGAGAAGAAGTTAGTTATGAAACTAACGGAGTTGCTGAAGTTCGCGGTGCGCTAATTCTGTACATGAATTTTATTAACTTGTTTCTTAATTTATTAAATTTATTTGGAGATAGAAAATGACATTGGCATTGAAAAAAGGACAGACAGTAGACCTTGGTGTAGTATATAGAATTAACCCCAACGGACTTCATGAAAGCGTGAGTATCAAAGATCTGTTCGAAGGTAAAAGATTATTGGTATTCATGGGTCCGGCACCATTCAGTAAATTAGATACTGAGCAAGCGATTGAATTTGAACGTCAAAGTAAAAAAATTCTTGCATGTAAAATAGATGACATTATTGGATTATATGTTCAAGATGCATTTGTCATGAAGAAGTTTCAAGAACATGTGCAGGCTGTTGCTGGTACAAACAATGTTCAGTTTTATGGAGACGGTGATGGATTCTTTGTTAAAGCAAACAACTTATCGCACGATTTTACATTTGAAGGTCTAAGTACACGATGCGGAAGATGGGCATTTGTCGTCAATAATGGCGTTATAGAATATGTAACAGTCGACGATTATTCTGTAGTAGAAACAACCAGTGCCAATAGTATTCTAAAACAATTAAAGAATGAAGCCTAAGTTTCAAAAATTATATAACAACATCGCCCACGAAGTAGCCAAAATGAGTCATGCTCGTAGGCTACAAGTGGGCGCCGTTATTGTTAAAGACGACAGAGTTATCAGTATGGGCTACAATGGCATGCCCGCAGGTTGGGATAACAACTGTGAAAGCGAAGAAACAGAATTTGATCTTGTTACTAAAACTCGAACAGGTAATGGTATATTGACAACAAGACCAGAGGTACTTCATGCAGAAAGTAATTCTATTGCAAAATTGGCCAAGTCTAATGACAGTGGTGACGGTGCAGACATTTTTATTACTCATGCTCCTTGCATGGAATGCAGTAAACTTATATTTCAATCAGGCATTCGTAGGGTTTTTTATAGTGAAAATTATAGAGACGATAATGGAATCAAATTTCTTAAACAAAGCGGAGTAGAGGTAATCAAACATGACGAATAAGTGGACAATTACACTGGAAGAAGCAGATGACGGCAGCGGTGATTTGGTTATGCCGTTGCCACAAGATTTGCTCGTCGGAGCAGGCTGGCAGGAAGGCGACACGCTTAACTGGACAGATCTGGGCAATGGCGCTTGGAGTTTGACAAAGCAAGTGCATGATGTTACAATAGAAGAAGAGGAAGCGTGGCGCAACCTCGAAGCAAAACAATCAAAGGCTTGACATGGCAGACATTATGGTGGACATTGAAACCCTTGCCACCACTCCTAATTCGGTGGTAATTACCATAGGCGCAATTCGCTTTGATCCCTTTGCCGATGATCGTGAAAGTTTCGAAGGCGACAAGATCCTCATGGATACTTTCTATCGTCGAATAGACCCTGCTAGCTTTACGTGGCCCAGTGCTCACATTGATGACAACACTCTGGCTTGGTGGAGTAAACAAAAACCTGAAGTACAACACGAAGCATTCACAGACGATGATAGACATCCTATTCAACAAGTAATGTTAGACTTTTATCGTTGGTGCGGCAGCTATAACAATATGTGGGCCAATGGTCCTGCCTTTGACATTGTTATTTTAGAAGAAGTGTGTAAACAACTTAAACGAGGTGCGCCATGGAAGTATTGGCAGGTAAAAGATACTAGAACAGTCTATGGCCTAGTAGAACACGAACGTCCTAATCCGAGACTACACCATGCCGCTTGGGATTGTTGGAGTCAAATTGTGGCACTACAAAGTTGTTTCAGGAACTTAAATATAACACAATACCCTGAGAGAAAATAATGGAAACGAACGGCAAGGACACACTGAGTTGGTTACACGGCTTAGAAGATTTTTTAAAATTTACAGATAGAGATGAAGCAGTAGAATATGTGCATCATTATCTAAACTTAAATTACTCAGACGATCCGCTGAATACTGTTAAAAAATTAATAATCTCTGCCAAAGAAAAAACCAGCGAAGAAGATTTTCCCAAGGTATTGACTTTTGTGCTGAAAGCATTCAAGGCAATTGCAACTGACAGTGAAGAGAATATTGAAGTAGATGAATGGGCCAAAATTGCTAAAATTATGTTTCCCGACGAAAAGATATTTTTTCAACTGCACAGATATTTCAGACACGAACAAAGTAGTTCGGATGCTATATCGGATGCATTTAGTAGGGGTCAAATACAAAGTAAACTTTGGCTTGCAGATGAATTATATAAGATACAAAAAAATCACGATAACGTGCTGGTGCTAGCAGGATGGTTTGGACAATTCAAATCGATATATGTTAAAAAGTTAACTTACAGTAAAATGAGATTTGTAGACTTGGACCGTCTGAGTTGTGAAATCAGCGATGGTGTGTTCAATTTATATGATCTAGAAAACTATAAAGTTAAAAGCTCATGTGCAGATATTAACAATATGATATTACATAAAAACGGCTACGAATTAGATTTGGAAAATTTTACGACTGGTAAAGTACTTAAAGAAAAATTCTTGCCAGATTTAATTATTAATACCAGTGCAGAACACATGGATGAAGAATGGTTCGATCAAATTCGATTTAAAGAAATGGAAAGTAATCCAATTGTCGCTATCCAAAGCAATAACTTATTCGATATACCCGAGCATATTAATTGTGTGCATGGCATTGATCATATGAAGAAAAAGTTTCCAATGAAAGAAATTTTATTTGAAGGTGAACTTCAATTAAAAGGGTACAAACGAGTCATGCTAATCGGCAGGCCTTGATAAGTACTTACAGCGGCCTTTGAGCATCATCCCGCTTTACAAATTCTGCTGCCTATGCTATAATTAACATAGGAGAAAACATGGCAAATCTACAACCTGTACAATATATGTACACATCAACAAAAGAGTATCACGACGCATTTCCCTGCGCTTATCGTCAGTGGAGGGCAGATAGTCACTGTAACACAATTCATGGCTACTCGTTTAGCATGAAGTTTTACTTTGGTACCAACTATCTAGATGCACGAAACTGGGCAGCTGACTACGGCGGCTTAAAAGAACTTAAAGGTGTATTGGAAAGTCAATTTGATCATACACTACTTGTTTCCGAAGATGATCCTCATATGGATCTGTATCTAGAAATGCAAAAGCGTGGCATTGCTAAACTTACTATACTACCAAAAGTAGGTTGTGAAGGCCTAGCAGATCAGCTTTACAAGTACGTTAATGGTGTGTATATCCCGGATTATCTAGGACATGGTGAGGCTCAACGCTTGTGGTGCTATCGTGTAGAAGTACGTGAGACACAAAGCAACATGGCTTTTAGAGAAGGTCATCGTGAATGGAATGAGAATTTGTTTGCGTGAATAGCTTAGAACGTATTTGGGCTAGAGCAACAGGACACCTAATGGGCACGTCGGATCATGATCGCCCCGACGTGCCCATACTTACCTTACGTGAAGCAAGGATTGCACTGTTCTTTAAAACATTTTGGGTAGTGATCCACGTTGTTACCTGCTTTTTTATTATAGCAAATACTATTCGTCATTGGTAACACAATGCGGACACTCACAGTCGGGGCAGGTATCACATTCACAGCCCGTATTGCAGTGATGTTGACAACTACAGGCTAGACATTTACAAGCGACGGTGAACCTCTTGTAAGAATCATAGTCGTCCATGTAGGTTTCCATTATAGGTCTGCTTCGAATAACTCAATACATTCATTCCAGTGATGAATACGATCTGCTAGTCCCAGTGTACCGCCATTGATTCGTTTAGACAATAAGACTACGTCACCCTTGTCGCAGATATCGTTTAATTTATTTTTATGCCAAAACCAACAGGCACTTAAAACTGCGTATTCTGGTTCACAGACTAGATCTGGATTTTGTACAAGACAATCATCACCAAACAAGTCTTTGCTACACTGTGTGTAATTTGCACGTCCTGTGAGTTGCACTAGTCCACGACCACGGAATTTAAATCCATCACCGCTGGCTTCAGGGCCGTTGCCCATGCGATTAGCATAAACTCTATTGGCAATCTTCTCTGGTTTTCTTGCATAAGGTGTGGCTGTTGCTAGATCAGGGAAGTATTTTTTAAATGTTCCTACAAGACCCTTATCACTATAATTTAAGTTTTCTACTAGTGCAGTAAAGTCTGCGCTTTCGTGTTGACATTGGCTGATAAAACCAGCAACTCTAGCTGGGGTAACAATGGCAAATTGTGGTAATTGATTGCATAAACCCTCGTACCATTCGTTGGGGTTTTTATTTTTCTTGATGCATTTTGCCAGCATCTCGGCAGTGAATTCAAAGGTAAAGTCCATGATTGTCTCCTATATGAATATTTACCTTTTTACAATCAAACTAAATTTATGTCAGGTTGACTCGTTTAACTATGTCTTCAAATGCAGGCCGAGGATATACTTTTTCTACATTAGACGGAGAAAACGGAATTCGTTTAAAGCTGTCAACTCTGGGGTCAAAATATTTATGCCAAGAGTGTTGATCTTTACCGTATCCCACTCCCATAATAAATCTAAAATCCAATGCTCGTGGATCATTATCTATGTTAAAAATCTCAGTGGCTCGTTTATAATTATTACAAATATTTTGACACATTCCAGTTTGTATGCCTTTGTTAGCAAGAGACAGCATTATATATGCTGAAAATATGCCAATTTCTATATTTTCTGTTTGTCTCTGGCCGCCGTCGATGTCATTGGTTCTGTGTTTCCCTTTTCCAAAGCCGTCAAGTGTTCCTCTAATTGATTCAGTTTCGTAGCGCACTTCCAAGTCACCAACCCATCTAGCACTAAAACCCAGTAACCAAGGTGCAAGTACTTGTGGATTTCCGGGATCTTCTTCAATGGTTGCATGACCGTTTCGTTGACATATGGTCATTATTTCTTTTCTAATAGCAGGGTCATTATTTCTTAACAAATGTACTTGATATGGAAATTGCAGATTCTTACTTGGAATATGCTGATATACTTCTTGTAATGCTGACAATATTATACTTTCTTCAGGTACAGCATCGTCCCAAGCAAATGTTGTATGCCTGGCTGTTATCAGTGGGATCCAGTCCATGTCAACTCCTTAATATTATTATTGATACATTGTGCCAGCATCTCGTCTGTAAAATCAAAGTTCATAAATGTCTACTATACAGTTATTTATCCATAGCTCTGTCTAAAATTAAATAAATACACATATTATAAGGAGATAAAATCATGTTAGAAACATTATTTTGGTTAGCACTGGGTGCTTTTATTGGTTGGAATTTTCCACAACCACAATTTGCGAAAAATATACAAGCCAAAGTATTGGCTATGCTTAAAAAGGATTAATCATGGCATTAATTGATTCAGTATTAAACTTAATTAACAAACAACCTAAAGATCCAGATGCACCTAAGCCTCCAGTGGGATCACGTAGTGAACGTGAAGCAAAATTAAAAGATCGAGCAGGTATGGTTATTAGCGTATTTGCTTTGCTTTTGGCAGTCAACGCATGGTATGGTGGCAAATTGTCTAGCACAGTATTAAACAATACGCTGGGTGCTAACAACACATGGGCACAATATCAAGCTAAAGCAGGTCGTGGCGTTACATACGAAATTGCCGCAAAGACCGCATCTGATCCAAAACTACGTGCAGAATTCCAAGCCGAGAAAGAACGCATGGATGAAGATAAAAAAGAACTTGCTGTTAAAGCACGAGCTATGGAAGCTGAACGAGAAATTGCTAAAAAATCTAGTCCATGGATTGGTTATGCGTCAACAGCTTACCAACTGGCCATTGTTGTGCTATCTGCTAGTATTTTAGCAGTCAGCGTAGGCATGTTCTGGGGTAGCTTTTTTGTTGCAGGGCTGGGCATATTACTAAGCCTAAACGGCTTGTTTCTTTGGATGTAATGAAAAATACATTATATTAAACATAAATATAACATTATGAAAAAACTAATCACCCTACTATTCGTACTGGTTTCCTCACTAGTCCAGGCACAGATGCCAGGTTCCACAGTACCCTTACCCGCAGATATTGCCGCAATTAAGAAGGCCAACGTTCTTGTTGTGGCAATGACTAAAAAAGATGTTCCACCTTTCTTCTCAGGAGAAGGTGACAACATTCGAGGTCTTGACGTTGAAATTGCTCGACGTATTGGAGTATTACTTGGAGTTCCTGTACAATTCAGACGTGATGCAGAAAGCTTCGCTGAAGTCGTAGAACAAGTTCGTGATGGTAAAGCAGACATTGCAGTCAGTAAATTATCTGTAACTGGTCCACGTTTACAAGTTGTCAAGTTCAGCGCACCTTATGTTAAACTAAGACAGAGTTTGGTTATTAACCGATTGTGGCTAAGTCAAAACAGCAAAGGCAAAGAAGTTTATCAAGTTATCCGTGATTTTAACGGCAAGATTAGTTTTATACGCAATTCAAGCTATGACACATTTGCTCGTATTAACTTCCCTAACGCAACATTCCTTCCAGAAGATAAGTGGGACGTAATCATTGACAATGTTACAAAAGGCACTATTGCAGCCGCTTATCGTGATGAATTTGAAATCAAGAAAATTGCTTTTGAAAAGCCTGATGCGGCCATTACTACAAAGAGTATCACAATATCCGACAGTGTAGATAACATTGCTATCGCAGTAAATCCACGAGCTATTCAATTATTAAGCATTGTTGATTATGTGATTAAAAATGAATTCAGCAACATTGACACTAAAAAGTTAATGGATCGCTATAAAGCTGAAAAGAAATAAGGATACAAAATGAGATCAATAACAATATTATTTGCTACCGCAATATTTTCTACGGTATGCCAAGCAACATGGAACCCTAGTGAGGCAGAGGTCGCATTAAGTGCAAAAGAAGATGCTAGAGATATTGCATTATTTAAATTAATGACACCTAGTGCTGATGAAATCAAATTAAGTGCCAAAGAAGATGCAAGAGACCTTGCACTATATAAACTACTTGCAAAATAAGGACTTACTATGACAACAGCACATTTAAAAAGTTTCCTGGTTAGTCCATGGACTATTCTTGGATCAATTATCGTAGGTATTTTAAGCGGAGTATATGCTCCTGAGTTCAGCATAGGACTGGACAGCATTGGCAGTATCTATATTAGTTTATTAAAGGTAGTTGTACTACCATTCTTGTTGGCAACTATTCTAGTTGGTATTATTGGCTTGCTACAAAAAGAAGGCAGTCAAACTTTAATCCGCAGGATTATCATTGGCTTTGTCAGCAGTATGTTTATTGCCGCAGTCATTGGTGTAGGTACTGTAATGATTACAGGCACAGAAATGACACCTGAGAAGAAGACACAGCTTGGTGTTTTAGTCAATGACAAAGACAGTGGCACTGATTTGAACATCACTCTTAAAGAACCAATGCCAGTGGCAGCAGAAGTTAGTGCTGGTAAAATGGCAGAAAAGTTTATCCCAGAAAACATTTTCAACACATTAAACAATGGTGAGAGTTTAAAGATCGTTATCTTCTGTTTAATCTTTGGTGTAGCATTAGGACACTTAAAAACAGAGGGTCAACGTATGTTGGTTGAAGTTCTAAAGAGCGTTCAACAAGCAAGTATTAGTATTTTTAAATTCCTAAACTACTTCCTACCAATTGCCTTATTAGCAATGATTTCATCGCAGGTTGGCAAAGTTGGCGTTGGTATTTTTATGACCATGTTTGACTTTGTATTCCAACAAGCAATTGGTGGATTCTTAGTGATTGCTCTAGGTACAGTAGTAATTTGGATGCGTAGTGGATTGAGCCTTGCTACTGTTATCCGTGAAACTAAAGAAACATTAATTGTTGCTGTGAGTTCACGTAGTAGTTTGGCTTGTATCCCATATGCACAAGAAGCACTACACAAGTTGAAGTTCGACAAAGGTGGAGTTGAACTAACTGTTCCACTAAGTTTCACTGTTAACCGTATTGGTAGTATTGTTTACTATGCTATTGCTACAGTATTCATTGCTAATATCTATGACTCACCATTAGGTTTAACAGGACTAGCAGTTGTATTGTTTGGTAGTATCTTAGCTGGTCTGGCAAGTGCAGGCACAACAGGTATTCTTACAGTTGCTACAGTGGCAGTTGTCTGTGACTTGTTAAAACTACCAAGTGAAGCTGTATTAGTATTACTAATTGCAGTTGATCCATTAATGGATATGATTCGCACAGCAAGTCACGTACACGGAAACGTAGCAGTCACAGCATTTGTCTGTGACAAAGAGGCACCGGAAAGTGGACAAACTTAAAGATTTTCTTTTAAGTTTATTGACATACATAGGCGAAAGTCCATTTCGCCTATTCACTGTTGTATTCTTATGTATACTGGGCTTCGGTGGCTGGATAGTTTATTCTGAAAAAGATAACTTTATGGCCAGCTACCGTGCTCAGCAGGCATTGCCTAAGATGAATGGTCGGTATGAAGAAGCATATAATTTCTTGTTGAAGCACACAGATGTAGAACTTGTGTCTATCATGGAAGTCAACACATTAATAAACACAAGAAAAATTGTGTTCTTGGCCACACGCAATGGCGGAAAGATTAAAGAACACAATGGATTAGACGTTGGGTTGTTTAGTAAAAACTATGACAACAACAATGATGTCATAGGACTAATGTCCGGTAAAATTCCTTGTAGTCCATATCTCAAACCGCAGAGTCTTATTGGCTTTACTTATAAAGATAGTGGTGTTAACTATATGTGCCGTATCAGTGTGCCAGCAGAACCCGGTGTATTCATAGGACAAATCAGTGTAGGTTGGAAAGAACAGCCTGCAGATGTCGAAGCGGCACAAACAGCATTAGTCATTGCTTCTGCGTTATTATTTAAAAAATGAGACTTCCTACTGTCATTGCTGTTGGTATTTTTATAATCATTGTATTTTTTATACTATGAAACGTTTAGGTATATTAGGTGGTATGGGTCCTGCAGCCAGTGCCGAGTTCGTTAACAGGCTTATAGCACAAACTCCTGCAACATGCGATCAAGAACACATACCTTTTGTTTTGTGGAACAATCCACAAATCCCAGACCGTAGTACAAGTATGCGAGCTGGTGACAACAAACCATTACCGTTTTTACTGGAAGGAATTCGAGGCCTAAAAGCCGCAGGCTGCGATACTATTGTTATACCCTGTAACACTGCACATTTTTGGTTCAATGATATAATTAAAATAAATCTTGGCACTATTCATATTGTCGACAGCGTGGCTAATGCATTGCGTGATGTAAAAGTAACTAATACAACTATAGGCGTTATAGGAACACAAGCTACTGTAGAACTAGGATTATATCAAACTAGATTAAATGATCAGGGATGGAATTGCATCGTCCCATCTAAAGAAGAAATGTCGACATTGGTGCAACCTGCCATTGATCTAATTAAGAGTGGCAAACTTGAACAGTCACATCCAATGTTTATGTCTGTAGTGGATAGTTTGATAGCACGTGGTGCTCAAGCAGTGGTATTGGGGTGTACTGAAATACCATTGGCAGTCAAGGAAGACAACCATAATGGTATTCCATTAATCAACAGCATAGACAGCTTGGTCAAAGCGGCTATTAAAGAATTCAGCAGGCCTTAAAAGTTATTTGTTGGCCAGGGGATTGTCAATAGCTTTTTGTATCTTGCTATCAACTTCTTTCTTTAGCTGTTCAACTTCACGATTGATTTCTCTGCGAGCTGATGTAAATTCACTGTTGATTTCTTTACGTGTTGATTCCATGTCTTTACGGATTGCGGCAGCTTCTGTTCTTGCTCGTTCTAAGTCTTCACGTACTGCTTTACGCATTTCGCGCATTTCGCTTTCAGTTTCACGCTGTGCATTTTTAACACTGCGCTCTACTTGTTCCGTAACGGTTTCATTGCGACGAATATCATTCTTCAAATCAACTTTAATATCACGAGTATAGTCAGCACCTTTTTGGCTATTTTCTTCTATGACTGCTAGTCGTTTGTCAAAACCACTTAGGTCTGGCGCAGAGTAATCAGCAATCTTTTTCTTCATGCCTTGATAGTCCTTGTATACTTCAAAGGTACCATAAAGTCCGCCTAGTATAGATGACACTAGTGTAAATGCCACCATTAGTTTTGCTGGCGTAAATTCATATCCACCAATACTGATAACAGTGTCCTTGCTGGCATATTTCTTTGCGGCTGCTTCGAGTTCATCAACTTTAGCGTTTACGTCTTTAATTTCTTCTGTCATTTTATTTTCCTTTATCTATATTGTAGGTTCACCAAATCTTGGTGTAATTTATCACTAGACAATTGACGCAAAACTTTTGCATTGTCTACATTCACTTGATTCTTGTAAATCTCTTTTGGTGCATAGAATGCTACATCAGGTATCATCATTGAATATGCTTGATATCCTGCGGGCTGTGTTGCCATGCCAGCAATATCCACACGTCCAGCCAGTTCATTTGGCTGTACATTTCTGTTTACTGATTCAGTTTTTTGTTCTTGTACGTTATTACTTTGTAACATTGGGCGCTGTTCCATTGCATCATTTAATGCTGAACGTCCACCAATCTTAATACCTTCATTCTGCGGTACTTCTATTTCTGGTTGTTTACTACTATTTGTTGGTGCCTGCAAACTATACATATCAACTTGACCCTGCGACATGTTTGATGACGAAGACATACTAGGATCAGCAAATACACTTTGCGTTACTGGTCGTAAGCCACCGACATTGACTACACTAGTTTGTGATACACTAGCTACATTTACCACAGTCATTTGTGATTGACTGCTGGTTACTACTGTCGATCCAGTACTTGTACTAGACTGTGCCATACTGCTGGTAATGCTTTGTGTAGTTAATGTGCCTGCTACTGTTTCTGCTTGTTGCTGTGCTTGTTGTGCATCTTTGGCAGCGGCAGTTTCTGCAGCCTGTACAACAGACTTGGCCTCATTGCCTATTCTAGCTTGATTGCTACTAATCATACTCATAACATTGCCTAGACTAGGTCCCGTCTTATCACTTGCTGTTTTATTATCACCTGCTGTTTTAACTTCACCTGCTCGAGGTTGACTACCGCCGCCCTGCGGAGGAGGTTGATTTGCTGGTGGTGGTGAGCCAGGATTATTGCCTGGTCCAGGAGCTCCGGGTGGTGGTGGGCCTGCCATAGGTCCATCAGCAGGAGGAGGACTACCAAGCGGGGGTGGGCCACCAGGTGGTGGCGGAGCCGCTTCGTCAGGTGGCGGTGCCGGTCCAACGGTTTCAGGATTAACTACAACTGGATTTAGTTTGGCCATTGCATCGTTATAGCCTCTGCAACTAGGAGAGTATAGTGGATTGGTAGCACAAGGATCAACACTATATTTCAAACTAAAATTTACATTGATGATTTCCGGACCGTATGGTCCAACCCAATAATTATTGTCCCTGCCAACAAATCCATACTGGGCATTGCCAACATTAGATACACTGTATGCGTTGGTAAAAGTTTTACTGTACTCAAAGGTTCTCCAACCTTGTGTGTTATAGGACAAGTCCCAGTTGTAGTTTTCTACCACTTTTGAATTTGTATTGTTGTAGATGTTTACGTAAGCACTTAGAGTGTCGGTCATTCCGTTGTCCCAGCCGTTGCCGTTCTTGGCTTGAAAACTAAAATTGAAACCATTGACTTGTAATCCTGTACCACTGTTGGGCAATGCATTTTTAATAGCAACAGTTTGATTTAAGTCAGTTAATCCATATGAGAAGTTGATAACATTGCTGCCAACACCCCAGGCCCCAACTCTAGGAAGTGGACCACAATAACCCGGATCACCCCCTGCCCAGCAAGTTAATGGTTCTCCAATTGTGCCGGCGTTTTGCCAAGTAGAGGTAGTACTGTTAGCCTGACTAGTAAAGTTAGTCAAGTTACCGGTCGTATCAACTTGTTGACTGTTAGAATAACTTGTGGACAAGAACGCCAAGGATAGCGCCAATGCCAATTTTCTTATAAGTATCATCTATTTTTACCTCATCCAATTTTGGAATCTTATCTGGATTTGCATCCCAAGATGCTTTGGCTTGTTCACCGATCTTACCTTCATATGGGCACGGTGTTCCTGCGGCTAACATGGCATCAAATACTCTGCGATCTTGACACATAGTGGCAACTGCGGCTACTTTCATGCCCATGTCATATAATGTTTTAGATAACTTTAATCTTTCGCAATTCATGTCCCGAACAGTGCCGCCCGAACTTACACCGAAAACTTGTGTCTGCACACTACCACTACTACCAGTACTACACAAATCAGCATTACCACCCGACAACATAGCAGGAGCCACTGCTGTTGGAGGAGGCTGAATAATACGTTGTGTAATCTCAGTGGAGTTGATATTTCGATTAGTCATGTCACCTGTCTGTACGTTTTGATTAACGGCTGTACTAGCGTTAACATTATTATTAACATTATTACTTGTACTTGTACTTGTATTGACATTTCGATTTGTCATGTCACCGGTGTTGACATTGTTATTAGTGGCAGTGCTAGTGTTAACATTGTTGTTGTTATTTGTAGCTGTACTTGTACTAGCATTATTGTTATTGTATGTCATTGTACCACTATTGATGTTGTTGTTGGTGTTTACGTTGGTACTTGTACTTGTATTGACGTTGTTGTTATTGTACGTCATTGTTCCAGAGTTGACATTGTTATTATTGTATGTCATTGTTCCAGAGTTTACGTTGTTATTGTTAATAGTGCTTGTACCACTGTTGATATTATTATTTGTGTTTACACTGGTACTGTTGTTATTGTTTATATTGTTGCTGGTGCTATTAACAGCGGCTGTGCTGGCACTGGTGCTATTGCTAGTGGTATTGCTGTTTGAAGTAACGGTGCTGGTACTGTTGCTGGTGCTATTGGTATCTACTAGTGATTTAGAATCATAGCTTCCTTGATTAATTAATGTGGCAGTACCGGTTGTTGTTCCACCTGTTGTGCCTGATGTGGTGGTTGTTTGTGCTGATACAGAAATTGCAATGGCTGTCAAAGCAAAGGTAACAAGTGTTCTTTTCATGAGTTTACTCCTATACCATTAAATGGCTTTTTAGTATTTAAAGTAAAATGCGGTCGAGTAAAATACTATTAAAACTAATTACGTATAATGGTTATACTGACTTTTTTATAAATAGTCAATGAAACATATTTTAATTTTTCTAACTTCTATGGCGGCTATTACAGCATCAGCTCAACCAGCAACTACAAAAAAAGAAGTTTACTGTGATAAAATCGAAACAATGATTTCGATTTTAAAAGGACGAGACTATGAAGAATCGCCTATTTGGTTGGGCACGGAAAAGGACAGTAAAGCACCAAACTATTCCTTGTTTGTTAACCAAGAAACCAAAACCTGGACTATAATCCAATTCAACAAAGAAACAGCCTGCGTTCTAGGCGCAGGCGAGGATTTCATCGTACTTTCCAAAAAATCATACATTTAACCGTTTAACTTGACAGTTAAGCCATTAAGTGCTATTATAACGAATGTATCGTAACAGATACGTAATTAACCAACCGCGTAAAAGGAGGAGACTTATGATACGCATCATGAAAATCGTTGCTACTTTTGTAGGACTAATGCTGGTAGTTTTTGTGGCAAGATATGCCTACGACTACAAAGTAACGTCACTGAAAGCAGCTCAAAATTTAAATTCCAGTGTGATCACTGCTGAAGTTCGCAATACCCAACTCGACTGTTTGACCAGAAATATTTACTACGAAGCAGGACACGAACCCTTCGAAGGTAAAGTTGCTGTGGCCCAAGTTACATTAAACAGAGTCGACAGCGGAAAATTTCCCAATGACATCTGTAAAGTAGTTTACCAAAAAGACAATGCACTAGGACTGTGCCAGTTCAGTTGGTACTGCAACGGCGATGTAAGAAAACCCAAAAACTTGGCCGCTTATCGTGAAAGCGAGATTGTTGCAAAACAAGTTTTACTGGAAAAATTTAGACTACCAGGTCTAAACCATGCTCTTTATTTTCACGGAACATATATTAATCCGGGATGGAAAAAAGAAAAAGTAGCCATTATCGGCAATCATATATTTTACAAATAAGAAAGACTAAAATGAATATTTTCAAAACACTCAACGATTTTACCAGTGAGAGTGCAAAAAATCTGAAAGAGCAATTGGTCACAGTCAGTGCAGAGACACTTGGCTGGGTTGCTGTTATCCTTGTACACTTGGCTACTATTCCTACGTTAGTTGCCATACTAACTGGTCTCACTGAAAAGACTCCTCCGGTTGATCTAGTATTGTTAGCTTGGGCAGGTTTGTTCTTATTCTTTGTTAAAGCTACCATCAGTAAAGATATTTTAAATATTGTTACGATTGGCTTTGGATTTTTTATTCAAGCATGTTTGATGGCCCTTATCATTTTTAAATGATCAAGTTGGTTGTTAAGACACTAAAAGTAGGGGATGTTGAAGATCCAGACATATATCTAGGTGCTGTTTCCTACGACTGGTTACAGACCGATCATGGTAAGTATGTTAAAGAGAAGGCAAGAGATTTGACGTACCACCAAATACAGCCAGGCAGCGACTACTATTATGGATATCAATATAATATCACAGCAGTGTTTGAAGATGAAGAAGCAGTTATATACAAATTAAAATTTGGTGATGTCAAGTAATCCCACTGCACATTATAACAGTTCTAAGTTATGCTGGGAAATTCTCTTAGAAGAAGCTCAGGGTGATAGAATGGTGTTAGTGCATAAAGAAGCTAATACTGCACACAAGATGTTAAAAGAACGGGGAATTAAATTTATTGATGCAAAAGTCAGTAAATTCAGTGCCCCTATGTTATTAATCTCTGACTGGATATTTTGGCATCGGAATGAAGAAGAAATATTTGACTGGTGCACCGAAAGTCGTGTACAATGTACACTAGCAGGTATGATACTTGAATTTGATAGTCAAGAAGATAAGATGATGTTTATGTTGCGGTGGAGTTAA